AAGGTAGTCAAGCCAGTCAAGCTGGCTTCTACCTTCATCGTATCAGATGTCAATGATGAAATCGAAAATCTCATCATCGGTGAAGACCCTAAGACCATGGGGCAAATTTTGATGCCATACAAGATGTCCGACAAGCAATACGCGGCATGTGTAGATAAATTGCAGCCTCTTCTGGCAGAATTCTCAGAGGTCCTAGAACTTCGTCGGACTGACCGCAAGACACTTACCGAAGAACAGATAGAATTTGTAGATTCGTTTCCGTTCTCTGGCATCACAATCATTAAAAAGGTTGTCCAGCTTATTGAAGGCTACATCAATGACCTTAAGAAGTCATATATCAGTAAGCAGGTAGCTAAGGTTCGCAAGAAGAAGCCCAAAGATAAGACCAAGTTGATTCGTGGCTTGAAGTTCCTCGCCGAGGACGCTAAGTTCGGTAAGAGTGTTGACCCTATCAGCCTTCTTAACTGTAGTGAAGTCTGGACGTTCGATACCAAGACACGTAAGATTTCCAGATATTTCAGTCCCGTCGGCGGCGGCATCACTGTGAAGGGTGCGTCACTTGTAGGCTACGAAGAGGCTATGTCCAGTTGCAAGTTGCTTCGAAAGCCAGAAGAACAGGTCCCTGCATTTTCTGCTACTGCCAAAAAAGACTTGACAAAATGGTATTCTTCTGTTAGAAGTAAGAATGCGAATGTGCGCCCGCGACTCACGGCAACAACTCTAATTTTGAAAGTCTTTTAATGTCAGATAATGATAACGTAACATATCTTCGACCACGTGTGGCACCACCCACAAAAGAAGATTTGGAATCTCTTAATTATTTTCTTGAGGGTGCAACAGAATATGCTGCATATCAGGACTCAGAGGCTTTTGCCGCCGCTTGTATGAACGGTATCCTAAGAGCCGCCGACAAAAAGCTGGGTAAGCTGGATGACAATATTAATGGTGACGCCGCGGTTATTGCTGTTATGATACAGGGTATGTTTATGCGTCAAGCTGGCGTCCATTGTCCAGAAATAAATCTGTTGGATGACATTCGCGAAGTCTTAACTAGAGCCAAGAAGGATGAAAGCGAATGATAGTAGTAGATTTTAATCAGGTCGCAATTAGTAATATGATGGCAGAACTTGGTGGTCGGCGTGATGTAGAAGTCAATGTGCCTCTAATCCGTCACATGATTATCAATTCAATCCGTTCATATAAGCGCAAGTTCGGTGCAGAATTTGGTGAGATTGTTATTGCATGTGACAATCGCCACTACTGGCGCCGCCAGTTCTTCCCTAACTACAAAGCTAATCGTAAGAAGAACCGTGCAGATAGCGGCTTTGATTGGAATTCTATCTTCGAAGCCCTGCACCAGGTTCGTGCAGAATTGTCAGAACACTTCCCTTATCCTGTTATTGATGTCGATGGCGCAGAAGCAGATGATGTAATCGGTGCATTGGCTGAATATAGCCAGACTTCGAACACTGATGGCCTTCTGCCCAGTGCAGAGCCATTTTTGGTTCTCTCTGGTGACCACGACTTCAATCAGTTGCAGAAGTGGTCAAACGTCAAGCAGTATGCGCCTGTGCAAAAGAAGTTTGTCAAGTTGACTGATACACCCGAAGCGGTTCTTATGGAACATATCATTATGGGTGATAAGGGTGATGGTGTTCCCAACATTCTATCAGACGATGATACGTTTGTCACTGGTTCACGCCAGCGTCCCATGAGAAAAGACAAAGTTGCAGAGTGGAAGACTCAGAAACCCGAAGACTTCATCACCAGTGATGAAATGTGGCGCAACTTCCAGCGTAATCGTGAACTTGTAGACTTGTCACGTATTCCAGAAGATATCAAGGAAGCTATTATCGATAGCTACGAGAAGCAGCAAGGTGGCGACCGTAGTGGTCTCCTGAACTACTTCATTGCCAACCGCATGAAACAGATGATTGATTTAATCGATGAATTTTAATAATTCCGACGAGAGAGTTGGCATCACCGCCAGTTGCTTTGACCTGTTTCACGCGGGCCATGTTCTTATGCTACAGGAAGCTAAGGAACAGTGTGACCGTCTCGTAGTTGCTCTACAGACTGACCCCACGATTGACCGCCCTGAGAAGAATAAGCCCGTTCAATCTCTGGTTGAACGTTATATTCAGGTAGAGGGTTGTAAGTATGTCGATCAGATTATTCCATATACGACCGAGCAGGACTTGCTAAATATACTACAATGCTACGACTGGGATGTTCGCATCATCGGTGAAGAGTATTACGGTAAACCTTTTACTGGTCATGAATTGGGAATTGAAACATACTACAACTCTCGTAGGCATGGCTTTAGCACAAGCGAATTGAGAAAGAGAATTGAAAATGGCAACACGATTACAGCCTAAAAAATTTAGACAATTGGACCAAGCCCTGAATTGGGCAACCGAAGCAAAAACCGCAGACGAGTTGCGTGAAAGAGTTCGTGCAGTTTCTACTGGCAATTCTATTTTTATGCGGTTTGTTGCATGGGGTGTAGGATATGAACAAGGTCCAGTCAATCTTCCAGAAGGTAGAACTCCCACCAAGAACGAAGAACTTCCTGTTGATATGGGAGATACCAATATCACACAAGAGTTCCGTCGTATTTTGACTTTGCTACCAGGTGGCAGTGCATCGAACGTGCCTCAGTGGCGCCGCGAAGAAATCTGGATGCAGATTTGCCAAGGAGTTCACCAGAACGAAGCAGTATTGCTTGACTCGGTAAAGGATCAAAAGTTACTTGAACTTTATCCTTCTCTGGCAGATGTTCTTGAGACCTTTCTTGTTGGTTGGAAAAAGCCAGAGGTTAAGAAGAAGAGGGCATCAAAAAAGTCCGAGAGTATCTCCGAAGAATAAAAAAATTATTCGTAAGAGAGCAATATATTCCAGTGACATGGGGTGTGAAAAAACCTTGGGGTTTGTAACACTAATAAATAGCTGTTCTCGAACTTTCAAACGGAGATACTTTGATGGGCGCAATTCTGGAACATAAGCATCTAATCATTCGTGCAGAATTAAAAAATCCACCTAAATGCGTAGAAGCAATCCAGGACTGGATGAAACTTTTGGTCGCTAAGATTGATATGAAGATACTTATGGGTCCATATGCCGTGTATTCCGATATGGTAGGCAATCAAGGACTAACAGCCGTAACAATTATCGAAACCAGCCATATTGCTATGCATGTGTGGGATGAAGTGCATCCTGCATTGATGCAACTGGATGTTTACACCTGTTCGAAATTAAACATTGAAGATGTATTTCTAGCACTAAGCGATTTTGGTCCAGTGGACGTTCAATACAAGTATATTGATAGAGAACATGGTCTAACGCTACTTGATAGGGGTATACGTGAGATACTTCCTTTTTAAGCACAAGAGCGAAATCTGGTTAGTCAAAAATCCTGAACAGGTACCTAAGCCGAGAGAACTTCTACTTCAAAACTCTAATATCGAATATATCAGAGATAAAGTAAATTCTTTAGGAAAAGGCTTGACATTTCGTGATAAAGTCAGTAGAAAGAAGATACCGGCTTTAACAACAGAGCATAAACGAAAGATTGCTCTAGCGTTAAGTGGAAGCAACAACCCTAATTGGGGTGGTTTGAAAGAAGAAACAAAGGCCAAAATTCGTCGCAAAATGCGAGGAACTAGGAGAAACGAAAATAATCCTATGTATGGCAGACGCCAAACATGGGAAACTCGCAATCTGATAGCGATGAGAGCGAGACAACGTAGAAGAGCGTGGTGTGTAGAGCCGTCGGGTAAAACACATCTGGTAGACCCAGTCACGTTCATTCTACCATCTGGTTGGTTATGGGGAAGATTTTACGACCCATATAAACCAGATAATTTTTAAAAAACTCTTGATAAATGTCAAAAACTGTTATATATAGTATTCTGTTCTTTGACATTGTTAGAAGTTTTTTATAGGAAGCGTGGGTGAGTGGTTGAAACCTACAGTCTTGAAAACTGTCGTACCGCAAGGTACCGTGGGTTCGAATCCCACCGCTTCCTCCAGTTTGGGGATGTAGTCCAATGGCAGAGACAGAGGACTTAAAATCCTTCCAGTGTGGGTTCGAGTCCCATCATCCCTACCAATGCCCCGTGGTGTAATTGGCAACACGTCGGATTTTGATTCCGAAGAGTTCAGGTTCGAGACCTGACGGGGCATCCATTTCTAGAAAGGTTATATAATGAGTGACATTATTGCAATTGATAAGTATCGTCTTTTTATTGAACGTATTGAGACTATCGAAGCCGAAATTGATGCAAAGAAGATTGACCGCAAGGAAGTCTATTCTGAATTGAAGGGTGAGGGTTACGATGCTAAGGCAACTCGCCAGATTATTCGCCTACGTAAAAAGGAAGCGCATATCCGTCAAGAAGAAGATATGATTCTTGACACATATCGAAATGCGATTGGCGTATAAAATTTATCGCTTGACATTTACCTGCGAATCAGCTATAAAGAAAGAGTAGTTGATGAGAAGGTGATTCGAAATGCTTACGCTTGCTGAAATAAATGTCGCCACCGATAGTCGAGATGGCGACATTTATTCTGACCTACACAAGGATGTGTATGGTTTTCGCCCTCGTGGCATTACTTTTGCGTCTATCGAGAATTTTGATGCAGATTTCAAAAATCTGGTTGAGAAACTTTCGGTGCAGATTGACGAAGATGCCATTCGTCAGACGGCTAACCTTGAGAAGTTCAAGGAGCGCGTGGCAGAAACCATGCTGCTTTGTAATTGCGACAAGGTTCGCGCCGTAGAAATCATTGCAGATGCCGAAGATGAGGCCGATGCATACAAGTTTTATGGTGCCGAGCGCCTAGAGTGGTGCTTCGACATAAAGTTTGGCGCCCTCAAGCAGTGGCTTGCTGAATAACAGTTTGCGCCTGTAGCTCAATGGTAGAGCCGACCGCTCATAACGGTTTGGTTGCGGGTTCGAGTCCTGCCGGGCGCACCAAATATAATGCTTGACATTCTCTGCGAATCTGTTATTATGAGAATATAGTCAGAGAGAAAGTGATTCGTTATGGAAGTTTTTGCGTTGTTAGGTGAGTTTGATCTCCACGGTTCGCTGTTGTTAGGTGTGTATGCTTCTGAGGAAGAAGCTCGGACTGCCTACGGTGTGTATACTCGTGACGGTGATCAGTTTATCGATGCCTACTACATAGAACATCGTGTAGTTGGTGCATCTGTAGATTCCGAACGTCATCGGATCTACATCGGTTAAAGTTTAATGGACGATTAGCTCAGTCGGTAGAGCGCGGGACTCTTAATCCTTAGGTCGTAGGTTCGAATCCTACATCGTCTACCATTTCACGGACACTTAGCTCAGTAGGTAGAGCAACGGGCTTTTAACCTGTAGGTCCTGGGTTCGAACCCCAGAGTGTCCACCATATTTGCGAGTGTAGCTCAGTTGGTAGAGCAAACGACCGATAATCGTTAGGTCACAGGTTCGAACCCTGTCACTCGCACCACACCAGTAGAACAAGTGTTCGACCGACTCTCATAAGGTTGGTTCGGGTGGAGCGTTACCACCTGCTGGTACCATGTCACGATGGCAGAGTGGTCCAATGCAACGGATTGCAAATCCGTAAAGCCGCCGGTTCGAATCCGGCTCGTGACTCCACAATGCGGGTGTAGCTCAGTGGTAGAGCATCTCGTTGCCAACGAGACGGTCGGCGGTTCGAATCCGCTCCCCCGCTCCAAATGGCCCGGTCGTCTAGTGGCTAGGACACTGCCCTTTCAAGGCAGAGAAGCGGGATCGAAACCCGTTCGGGCTACCAACACAGAAAGTCTTGTTATGAGTAAAATGATTGTTGCCTTCATGTTTATCCTGTTTGGATTTATTGTCGGTATTGATATGTTCAGAAAAATGACTAAATCTGAAAAATTAGGCTTGACAAAGTTGTTCGCCTATAGTATAGTGTGTTCTGTAGCAGCGATGGTCGTTGTTACGGCAATTGTTTTGATTTTCTAAGGAATAAAATTATTATGAATCGTGTTGCTAAGATTTCCGCCCTGTCGCTTCTTCTGGTTGGTACCGCTGCCTGTACCCGAATTGAAACAGGTGAAGTTGGTGTCCGTCGTTCGTTCGACAAGACCATTGAAACCACTGAACTACAGCCAGGTTCTATCAATCAGACTATTTTTGGTGAAGTTCTTACTTTCCCGACGAAGGATGTTCAGGTTGATATCGTTGACTTGACTCCTCTTGCCAGCGACAACTCAACTGTTGCCGACTTCGATATGTCAGTGATTTATTCAATCAATCCGACTAGCGCGGCTGAAATCTATGTAGAAAAGAACCGTGGTTTCCACGCTGATACCGAAGAAGGTGATACGCTGTTGATGTATAACTACATTCGCCAGCTCGGCCGTAACGCTGCATACAAGGTTGCTCGTCGTTACGAATCTTTGAAGATGGCTGATAATCGCGCCGAGATGGAAGTGTTGATTCGTCAGGAAATTATTGCCAGCCTCGTTGCCGAAAAACTTGACGGCCAGATTGATGTGTCACAGGTTCTCGTTCGTCAGGTCAAGCCAGCTGCCAACATCGTAGCGTCTGCTAACCAACTGGTGCAGGCACAAAATGCTGAAAAGCAGAAGCTGGTTGAAGTTCGTACCGCGAAGTTGGAAGCAGAACGTATTGCTGCATTGAATGCTAACGCTGGCGCTACCAAATACATGGAAGCAACCGCTCTTGTAACGATTGCAGAGGCAGTCAAAGAAGGTAAGGTTTCTACGATTATCGTTCCTTATGACTTCAAGGGTATTGTGAACGTCAAGTAATATAAACGGAAGGTGGGCAGGACGGTAATGCAACGCACTGCTAATGCGTCAACCAGAAATGGTTGAGTGGGTTCGACTCCCACACCTTCCGCCAAGTTTATGGAGTCGAGAATACGGTAATGGTCGATCGCAGTTGGTATTCTGTTTTGCGCGATTGGCAACTCCGCCAAAAGTAAGCGCCCATGTTTTACCGAGTGGGAGAATACGTCGAGTAGGGAGATGGATGCATACATCGTTTGAACCTTCATCGGTATTATGGTGAGTGTAGCTCAGTGGTAGAGCGGTGGCTTGTGGTGCCGCATGTCGAGGGTTCGATCCCCTTCATTCACCCCAAAGTTTTTCGAAAATAATTAAAAAAGTTCTTGACATTTTCGGTAAAACAGTATATATATTAGTTCTGTTCTTTGACATCGTTAGAAAAAAGTTTGTGTCGGGGAGCTTCGGCTCCCCACACAAGACTTATTAGATGAATACATTAGACGATCTTAGCCTATTGAGGTGGCGGATCGGTTATCTTGGCGGATAGCGAACGATTGGTGCGCCAACACCTTTTTATATCTTGTGTGTTCTTCTAATAAGTCTTGCCCTTATAGCTCAGTTGGTAGAGCAGTTGATTTGTAATCATCAGGTCCGGCGTTCGAGTCGTCGTGGGGGCACCATTTTATAGTCAAACTACTCGCATACCGTATGGTGTATGGAGTCTGTCGAGAATGTTTGACGTAAGCACCAAGACGTGAGGTGCTTATATTCCCTAATGGCGCAGCGGTAGCGCAGTTGACTGTTAATCAATTGGTCGGTGGTTCGAATCCATCTTAGGGAGCCAGTTTGACGCAGGGTGGAGCAGTGGTAGCTCGTCTGGCTCATAACCAGAAGGTCGTCGGTTCAAGTCCGACTCCTGCAACCAGATAAGCAGTACCGTCTGCTGAACCAACGTATATACCCTAACAGATTATACGTTGTAAACAAAACGGCAAGCGCCGCCCGTATGCTTGTAAAATATCCCGGGCCTAGTTTCTCGTAAATATTTTTCAAAAAAGTATTTACAAACACCATAAAGTGGTGTATAAGTAGAGAATAAGAATTGGGGGCATAGCCTCGTTAGAATAACCGCAGTAATGCGGCCAAAGCAGGGACTCCTACGTAACTGCGCCAGTAATGGTTCATCTATGCAAGCCCAAGTTAGAGATGTCTCGGCATTACCGAAAGCATCTCCCGTCAGTAGAATGGCGGTAGGCAGTAAGTGAGTGATATAAGTCCGAAAGGATACGAACAGAGCCAGTCGGTGAGTTCTAATAGACTGTGGTGGTCTAGCTGTATCGAACCAAACTCGCGAATGCTGAAAACTAATGGGTAATCGCTAAGTCTGACCTAGCAAGGAAAGGCAAAGCGGTAGCACAATAGTAGAACCGATGAGGGGAAACTAGAAGTGCCGTTGAGTAGCCCGCAAGGTAAAAGACATGAGGAGTGTAGTATTCCGTATCTAACAAGATATGGATCTGCTGGAGCAGCACTTCTTGGTAGGTTCGCAAATTGTCTAATGGTAAGACAACAGTCTCTTAAACTGTCGATCTAGGTTCAATTCCTGGTTTGTATAACAAAAGCGAAAGTCTGCTCCAGTGCTATGTGAAAGGTGCTTAATACCTGACACGGAAGTGAATTGGGTTCACGGATTCCCGCAAGGATGATGTGATTGTTCGGATTGAAGACGTAGGTTCTTAGCGGAACCGAATTGCTCGCAAGGCAAACGGAAGATTGAGGGACGAATAGCGTAGCATGATAGGTCAAACGCCAGACCTCAAAAAAGGCAGCACTGAGTGATACTAGAGAATCCGAAAGGACTTTAGTGGATAACGGTAGAACGATCCTCGCAAGGGACTCGGTAATGACCAAAGGCACTCAATTAGAAGCAGTAATCTCATGCTTCACAAAGACTTATTAGATGAACACATTAGACGGTTTTAGCCCAATCGGCGGTTCGGTTACTTTGGCGAGTAGCGAACGGTAGTGCGCCAACACTATTCTATATCTTGTGTGTTCTTCTAATAAGTTTTGGGGAATTAGCTCAGATGGTAGAGCGCCAGCTTTGCAAGCTGGATGTCAACGGTTCGATCCCGTTATTCTCCACCAAGTTAGACCACCTATGCTGAACCTGAAAAGGAAGAACGAAGCGTCCGGACGTATTCGTTCAAGGCACACTTAGGTGGTCGCTCAAGTTTGCGGGTATGGCGAAATTGGTAGACGCACCTGGTTTAGGTCCAGACGGGCAACCGTGGGGGTTCGAGTCCCTCTACCCGCACCATTATATGCTCCTGTAGCTCAGTTGGTAGAGCATCGGTTTGAAGAACCGAGTGTCAGCGGTTCGAATCCGTTCGGGAGCACCAGTTTCGGTCCCTTAGTTTAGCGGTAAAACACCTGGCTTATATCCAGCATCGTCTCCAGATTAGAGAGCGTCGGTGGTTCGAATCCACCAGGGACTACCATTTTTGGGTCGGTAAAGCTAGTGGCTCTAGCAGCGAGACTGTAAATCTCGTCCGTTACCGGGGGAGGATCGATACCTCACTGGCCCACCATTAATGAGTGAGTGTTCTCATTATGTGATGATGTTTAATTTCCTCATCCTGATACATTTCAGGACTTGTATGGAACCAAACTACTATTGCGTAACGAACACCTTCTACTTTCTTGACGCCGTGAAGATATTGCCAACTACCAGGATACATTAATATGTCGCCCGTATTAGGCTTCTTCTCAATGTCAAAGAATGGAAAATATACTTCGCCACCTTGATAGTCATCATTTAGATACACTACGCAAGTTATGTCACGATTGATATCACTTCTGCGAACAAATGTACCGTCTATGTATTGACCATCTATATGCGGCCAATAGTGAGTTCCGTCTGGATAGTGAAGAAAGTCAATGGAATGTGACACACATTCCACGCTATAGTGATGCTCTACAAGCTCCTTGCAGCGCATTACAAGTAGTTCAACATTATCAGCAAAGTTGTTATAATCTACAAAGTTGGCTGTGCAGATGTCAGTATTGTGAACAGCAACATAGCTGTCATCAACCACACTTCCCACTGTGGCTTGAGAAGACTTTGCTTCTTTGGCAGTATTCAATAAGGTCTTAATTAGAACATCATCGACTGAATCAGTTAGATGTTTAATCTGTCTAGGATCAAAATGCATATGTTATATATGCATACTCTATTTGGCTCGGTAGTTCAACTGGTTAGAGCACCAGCCTGTCACGCTGGAAGTTGCGGGTTCAAGTCCCGTCCGAGTCGCCACTATAAATAATATTATGCGGGTATGGTATAGAGATTGTGCCTTAGCCTTCCAAGCTAAAGAGGTGAGTTTGAGTCTCACTATCCGCTCCAATGCCTCCGTATACCCTCTGGCTACGAACCAGTGGAAAGGTTAACTGAATTACATGCAGGTTTGAGTCCTGTCGGGGGCTCCATTTTCAACAAAGGAAAATAATATGAACATCAAGACTTTTATGGCAGCGGCAGTTGTAGCACTTACTGCGGCATGTGCGCCTAGCACAGAAGCACCATCCGTTATAGAAGCAGCGGGCCCAGCAGCCGATGAAGCACTTGCTACAGCAAATGCAGTGGAACCAGCTGCGGAACCTGCGCTTGGTGAAAATGAACAGCCAAAGTAATTAAAGAATTCGGGGATTAGCGCAGTCTGGGTAGCGCACCTGCTTTGGGAGCAGGGGGTCGTAGGTTCGAATCCTACATTCCCGACCAGTTTTTGTCGGTGTAGTGAAATGGTATCATTACGGTCTCCAAAACCGTCGTTCCGGGTTCGAATCCCGGCACCTTCGCCATTTATGAACAGGTGACGTATGTATGATGAAGCAAGAGAAGCAATTCTAAATTCTAGTGAAGCGTCATCTGTTTATATCGGTGCCGATTCGATTAGATTCAAGCGTAAAGACGGTCATTGGTACGCCAAGTATTCAACCGTAATTATTCTTCACATGGATTCTAAGCACGGCGCTAGAATTTTTCATAAAAACATTGAAATGCGTGACTTCGGTAACTTACGTCAACGTCTAATTTCAGAAGTTGGTTTTGCTATTGAAGCCGCAACATCTATACTTGACGTTTTGGGTGAAAGAAAGTTGGAAATTCATCTTGACATTAACCCAAATCCAAAGTATAAGAGTAATGTAGCCGTCAAAGAAGCACTCGGCTACGTTAAGGGAACTCTGGGTATTGATGCTAAAATCAAACCAGATTCCTTCGCTGCTACCCATGCAGCGGACCATGTTGTGCGGGGTTAGCTCAGATGGTAGAGCGTCTGCTTTACACGCAGAATGTCGGCGGTTCGAGCCCGTCACTCCGTACCATATATTATGATTATATTAACAACTAAAGGTAAAACTTATATGAAAAACTTTATGATTGCAGCCGCTCTAGGCACTGCCACACTTACAACTCCTGCATTTGCTGGCGACTTTTCTGGTCCACGACTAGAAGTTACTGCTGGTGCCGATGATGTTACACAGGGTGTTGACCCTACAGATGTAACTTATGGTGCAGGTCTTGGTTATGACCTTCAACTCGGTAAGGTTGTAGTTGGTGTAGAAGCGACTGCGGACAACGTTTTTGACCGCCGTGATATTGGCGTTGCTGGCCGTCTAGGTTATACCATCAACGATAACGTTCTACTCTATGGTAAAGCTGGTTACTCTAACTGGCGTCAGGTTCGCGGTGTAGACCTCGAGGGTCTCCGTCTCGGCGGCGGACTTGAAGTTAATCTTCTTGGACCTGTCTATACTAAGGTAGAATACCGCTATACCGATTTCGACGGTAGCGTTGGCAAGCATGGTGGTCTTGTTGGCGTAGGACTTCGTTTCTAATCCCACTCGTGTGACATCCTGGACATGATGTGAAACTGTCCATATTTTTGTATTTAAATCCAAGAGATTAGCTGCCATGTTTATAACCGATGTTTTCTCAGAAGATGAGTTGGAAAGAATCCACACAGACCTTGATAATGAATTGCTTAAAGGTGGATGGCACACATGGTCACGAGCCAAAGTCAATGTTGCAGAAGCATCGGGTACAAAAAATACTACTGAATATCCTCATGAGCAAGGTGAGATTACATTTAAATACATCAATGGTGATATCAAAAATCTTATTCGCCAGAAACTAATTGAAATCGATTCGAACATTAGAGGATATGATTTCACTGCTTTTTATCAGATTTGGGATGTTGGTGCAGCCACTGGAATCCACGATGACAGTAGATATATGTTCAATGCAACGTTCTATTTGAATAAAGATTGGCGACCAGACGATGGTGGACTGTATGTATATCTAGATGATGAAGAATACAAAGTGTTTCTTCCTGAGTATAACTCATGTGGTCTAATTAACCAATCAAAGGTAGAGCCACATCTAGTTACACCCGTTACAACTAACGCTAGAGAAAAAAGATATACCATTCATTGCAAGGGTGTTATTCTAGATTAGGTTTCCATAAGAACTTATCTGGATGACCATGAAGAATCAAGTCATCTGCATGGATAAACCTAATTGTCATACAAAGTCTGGTATTTTCTTTGACCTTAGAGACGCCATGATATGTCCCGGTACCTTGAATAATCAACGCATCATTTGCACTCGGTGAATATCTAAACTCTTCATCATACTTATCGTGCGCCCAAAAATCTCCGCCATTAGCACCATTAGCATAATATGTAAAGCTATGAACTTGGCTTTTTTCTGTGTCGATTACTTGGTCGTCCGCATCAAGATGCGCCTCTAGATTTTCTCCCACCGGCAAAATATTGATGATGCCTCTAAACGGAATCCAATTTTTGTCACCGTTGAACGGCGCTGCATTTCTAGCAGATTGTATCATCAATCGACAGACAGGGTCTAAGTTTTTATTGAGATGTTGTTCTGCCCAGTCGGCAATAGTATCGTTTGTCTGGTGAAAATACTCTGGAATTTGTGAGAGCGACCACAAAATTTGATATGCTCTATATCCAGAAAGACCGCATAACTTTATATTTTGACCCTGGAAAACAAAACTTCTTTGCTCATTTAAATTTTGTTTCCATTTGCCACTAGTTCTATGTTTAATATAGTTATTGATACATATTCTAGTATCTTCGTCTAAGAAGTCATTATAAACCCATATTTTGGAGGGCAAATACATGCCCTCCAATTCTGTTTGAAAAACCAACTTCGACATAATTACTTAATGTGAGCGCCTCGCCATGCAGCAAAGTATGATTGGCTGTTAATATTTTCAAGTGCCGAGGCAATATCTGTATTATAGTCATAGCTGGCATCACGAGAAGGGTCGGTTGCGAAGAAGAATAGATTTGGAGAAAATGCTTCCCCTACTGTCGAAGTTTGTCGAATCTTGAATTTGACGATTTCAAGTGTTTGCCCCTCTGGTAAAGTTTCCAGTGGCTTCGAGATATTAAATTCGCCAGTCTCAGAATTTAGAGCGACATATTGTTCATACTTCGTTTTGATATCTTCGTTATCCCATACCAGACTGTATGCCGCCGAATTTCCGAAAATATCCGTAGCAGAACCAAATGCCAGATTGTTGATATCTCCGTCCATGGTTTCTGTGGTATCGTTGAAGATGCCCATATAGAAATCTAGATCGCCATAGTTTGCGATTTCGCCATTACCATCAACCAAGTGAATCATTCTGTTCTGATTGCTTGAAAATTTTGCATTGTCTACTAGAAGAACACCCTTCGTAGAATCCTGTACCAGAAGATTCAATACAGTTTCTGGTGTCTGCACAGAATTTGCTACTGACATTAGTGCCGCCGCTGCACCACTAACAAAACCTGCTGAGATAGAAGTACCATCTGTCTTGACATATGCTCCAGCAACATCTGCTACGGTAACTTGAACACCTGGTGCAAAGATATCTACAACTTGACCAAAGTTGGTTGTGACATCACTCGAAGTGGCAAAGTTATTGAAACCTGCTGCAATATCGTCACTATCTGACGCGGCAACCGTAATAACATTTGCCATACCGGCTGGCGAATAAAGTGCAACATCGTCTCCGAAGTTACCTGCAGCGGCAACAACAGTGATACCTGAATTGATTAGGCTTTGAATTTTTTGCTCTAGGTAAAAGCTCTTTGGTACTAACCATGAGCAATTGACTACTTTGGGCACAGTAGGTGTATTTTGATGGTGCGCAAGAATTGTGTCGATAGCTGCACCCAAGTCGAGTAGAGTTGGCTTTTGATTGAGGTCAAAAGTTTTGACGTTCATCAATTTTGCATGTTGTTGTAGACCAACATTCTTACCAGCGATTGTAGAAGCAATGGCCGTTCCGTGACCTAAATTGTCAGCGTAATTGGCAATTGCGTTTATCTTGAAGAAATCTACGACTTCTAGTGCATCGTCTTGAAATTCGGCATGATTGAAATTGATACCAGAATCGATAACAAAGATTTCTGGCTTTGATTTATAATCGGAAGAGATTTTTTCAAAGCTGGTAGGGAAAGGACGATAACGAGATGTGATACGGATTCTTGCCCATTGTGCATCTTGTGAGGATAGGTCGGTAGTTTCTCCCGACAACTCACTCATCAATTTTACCGGTGCATCGGCTGGGTCCATTTTACCAGCAACTAAGTCATATAATGCAAGCGGGTCAGAAGTCTTCACTACATAGACGCCCTCGCCCAAATCTTCTTCGATTGTCACCGTCTCTAAAACTGCGGCATCATCTGTATTGATGATAACTGTTAGCTCACCCTCGCCGTCAAGAACAATACCTTGAACGTTGGCGTCTGCTTTAGCGACACCAAGAAGGGCTAAGGGAATATAAATAGTTTCTGATTCAGAAGTTGCTAAACCGCACTTTTCTGCAAAAACGTTTCTATTCTCAATGGTAGAGAAGGTTAATTGGTATTGCATTTGATATAATCCTATCTAAGATTAACAAGGTAAATTCTATTATATTTATAAAGGCACGTTATGCTAGTCCACGTTTTAAGTAATTTAGATTTGAAGTTCCACGAATTTACTCCAGAAGAAGATGAAGTCATTCCTGATGCTGTAGATCTGGTAATTTTTTGTGGTGGATTTTCAAATCGAATGAAACGTTCCTTACTGTATTGTGAGACTTTGGTAGAAAAGTATCCCGACATCAAATTCATATTGAATACGGGACCAATAGATTACAATACCGAAGTGCCAGATATTCTATATAGCGGTATGCGAGTTAGATATGAGAATAGTCCACTAAAGAATCTATATTATTCTAAGAAACCTTTTGTGATTGACGACTATGATATTTTAACTCTGGTGGGCTGGCCAAAAGTGAATGAAATTTCACCTAAACTTGAAAGAGTTTTTGGCACTCCTCGACCACGTTATCTAAAAGACGGTGAATGTTGTAATACCAAATTTAGATATTTTGTTACGTTAGAAGAGATGAATGCGTTTTATGAACAAGAGCGTGGCGTATTAGAAAAATGGTTAGCCGAAGATAGTGGCAAACAAAAAATCTTGATTACAGGTACCGCACCAACTAATGACCCGTATGCAGGAGAATACACGCTATACGAAGACTTAGACCTATCTGAAATAATTTGGATTCACGGCGGCACTGAAACTTACGACAAGTCTGAAAACGGCACGAGATTAATCAGTAATCCAGGTAGAGGATTGCCTAGAAAAAACACATTTATCATATAGCGCATTTAACGCTATTTCCTGTTCATTAGATAATTGAAACTTGTTGACATTTGGAGTGGGATTTTTTAGACGCAAAGGAAATCTAAATCTTTTCTCGAACGCCCAACCATCACCAGTATCATGGTCTTTGATTTTTTCCTTTACTTCCTCGAAGCCAGTAAATTTTGCCTCTTGTGGAATTATATCGAACCCAGCCGACATGAAACCGGAAACTTTTATTTTATACCTATCTGATACTAGAGCATCATGATTGGCCACATTCGATAATAAATTAATTTTTGTTTTGTCAATTAGATTTGATTTTTCTTGGTGACAACTAAACGCAAGAGAAAACTTCCAGTGATATGATAGAAAATCTCCCATGACATAAAAGTTGGATCTCTCTGAAAAACTTCTCCAGTCATTTTGCTCTTTAGTAGTAGGATAAATCCAGCCATCGGCTGTGTTTAGAAGAGTATTTCCTCCGCACACCGCAGAAGTATATCCCAACTCTTGAAGTTTCTCAAACATTTTAAAGTGTGTTGCAAATTGTGGACTACTGACATCATACTTGTCAGCAAACGAGATTAAATCTCTACTAAGAAATCTGATAACATCTATATCTATAAACGTATATGGTAATTTTCTGCTATCACAAAATTCTATGGCAGTTTTGATGTCATGCCAATTTAGATTATCAGGAAATCTCATTATGACAACATCGAAAGAAACACCAGCTCTAATGAAACAGTCAACCATGACTTGACTGTCTATTCCTCCACTCAAACAAACAGCGGGCCTTGCCCCCAAATTTGGCAACAATGTATTTACTGCATCGATTGAGTATTTCGAAATGTCGCTGGGGTCAATTGAATCTATTTCGTCGGGCGTGAGATTCAATTTCCATACCATAGCATTACCATCAATACTAGATGTTATCCATTCATCATAAAATTTTGGCATTATTTGCTACTTGTTGAATGCTATTTTCTGTCGCCATAATATTCATCACAAACATGATAGAATTATCTACAAAGGAAAAGACAGAATGCTCTTTTGTTGTATTAACAAAGTAGGCTCTGCCGATTTCAAAATTTAGGACTTTATCCTCTTGTATCCATTTAACTTGATGTTTGCCGAAATTATGAAGAGGGACAATTATTCTAAAGGTCTTGCTAGGCAAAGATGTGCCGTTATCGCGATGCGGCGGGAAAAATCCGCCGCGGTCCAAACGAAGAAAGTGACATCGGCCACAATCATTTCCAAATAGATTGAGAATTTGCTCTAATTCTTGATAGCGAGATACGATACTGGTTTTCTTATTGAAGTCAGCCTCAGTGAAAGTTGTGTTGTTAATTCTATTATATTCGCGAAGGGAATCCAAATCTGGAATTCCAGAGAAACCGCCGTCCGCGCTTGTAACAGAAAGTCCATATCGATTGTATCCGTCTTTACGGGGATTATACTTCACCCATCCAGGATGCGATATTAATTTTTCTGGGTCACCTAGATTCCACTGGTAATCAAGCTCTATGATATCACCGAAATTTGAAACTAGGTCCGTAATACTGGCCATGAAACACTCATATTAATTCTTTGTATAGATTATATATAACTTTATGATAACTGAAATTTCATTTGAACAAATCATTCCATTCTGGCGAAGTCTTTGGCCGTGGAGTAACAAAGAAACATTAGAACCTCATAGCTGTATGCGGTATGGTGGCGGATATTTCGGTTTAGACTATATTCCTAATATCACATATTTTGCTTTGCTGGTCGATGATAAAATTGTCGGCGTCAACAGCGGCCACACTACTCCGGACAATCTTTACAGAAGTAGAGGACTATGGATAGAAAAAGAATATCGAGGAAAGGGACTGGGTGTTCCATTACTGACTGCCGGTATTACTAAAGCGCAACAACTGAATTGCAATGGAATATGGAGTTTTCCTCGTGATACCAGCAGAAAAACATATGAGGCTGCTGGATTTACCCTAACAAGCGACTGGATAATTTCTGACAATGATATCAAAAATGCATATTGTCTCAAAAAACTATTGATTAATCCTGAATAATATCGTATAGTAAAATAACGTAATAGTAACGAAAGAATAACATGCCAGTATATGATCTAATGAATGTAGAAACCGGTGAAGAGTGGGAAGAAAAAATGTCTTATGAAGACATGAAAGAACTTACTGCGGACGGTGCCATCCGCATAGTTTATAAACAAGTGAACTTTGTGCATGCCACGGGGTCAGATGGCGGCGGCAAGGTGCCGGATCACTTCAAGGAAGTGATGTCTAAGATTTCAGAAGCGAATCCAAATAGTCCTCTGGCGCAGCAATATGGTAAGAAAGACCATAAAGCAATCAAGACACGAGATGCAGTGGAAAAAGCACGTAAGAAAGCCGGGGGCTCTCTGATGGGCTAAAATACCACTTGACTTTCTCTGCGAATCTGCTAGGATGTAAGAGTAGTCAGAAAGAGAAAGTGATTCGTTATGATTAAAGTTTACCAAATCCAGCTAACAGATGCTGAAATTACCGCTGTCAATAACGGCGAAACCAGTGTCCGCATTCAGGCGTATTTCGACCGTAGTTTCGAGCGCACTTTCAAAGCTGAAAACTTCCAATATTACACTCACGTTGCTAACGTTGATGTAGATGGGTTCGAGCAAGCATTCGAAGCCATGAACCTGTGGCAAGAGAGTTCGTTGTTCAATCGGGTCGAGAAACTCGGTCCTTGCTCGTCCATGTCTGTCGGTGATATTGTCGCCGACCATGACGGTACGCTCTATCGGTGTGCCTCATTTGGCTTTGACAAAATTACCACTTGACATTTCCTCAGAATATGCTATTATAAAGTATAAGCTGAGAAGAGAAAGTGATTCGTTATGAAGTATGCCTTGATGTTTGCCGGTTTGTTTGTGATGTGTGTTCCTGAAGAAGCTGGTTTTCTTCGTTTCGCTCTACAGGGCGGCTTTGGTTTGATGATGTTCATCGCTGGTATCTCTCTTATGTTGGAAGAAGAAAAATATGCTTGAGATTATAAAATGGTTCGGCACCGCGTGTGTCATCGTCGCAGCAACTTGTCGGGCATTTGAGTTCCATACGGTGGACCTTATCCTGTCGATTATCGGTGCCGCCGCTTGGGGCTATGCTGCTTTCAAGATGAATGATAAACCTTTGATGGTAGTTAATGGTTTCATTACCGCCATCCTTTTGTATGGAGTTGTGAAATGAACGATACTATGGTTTTTGATTTTGACCAATTGATAGAGGGTTTTACATACCTCGATAGGTTACGTGAAACTGGCCTAGTCAACATGTTTGGCGCAAGCAACTATGTCGAGAACGATTTGGGTCACGATAAAGCGGTGGCCCGTTCGCTCGTCACAATGTGGATGAAGTCCTATGATGCCGATAAGTCTGTTGAAGACCGTGCGTTGGCCTTTGAGACCACATGATAGACAAGGGGTTATGAAATGAGTTATTGGCTTTTAGTTTTTCTGTTCACGCAAGAGGGTGAGTTTATCTCCAAGGATGTCTACGAGACTGCCTCTAAGGAGCAATGCGAACAGTTCGCGGGTAATGTCACTCGCACCATTATCAACAGCAAACTCCAGGCACAGTTTCATTGTGTGAGCGACGACCACTACATGGGTCGTAAGCAGGATGAAGGCGTCGATTATGATTAAGCATCCGCGGCAACGTGAGATGTGGAATGGCTTGTCTGAGGCAGGCTGTCTCGGTATCGTCCTGTTATTTGTTTTAGCCGCCGTTATAGGAGTTTTGACCAGTGTCTAAATGGTGCCAGAGGTTTCTTGACCTAGCCGACCATATTGGTGAATGGTCGTATGATCCTCGCACCAAAGTTGGTGCAGTGATTGTAGATGACCGCAATCGCATTATCTCAATCGGCTATAATGGCTTCCCGCGTGGTGTCAAGGACCTAGCAAAACGCTACGAAGACCGACCCACCAAGCACCTGTTTGTGGCTCATGCCGAGCGCAATGCACTAGATAACTCTCCCATGTCGGTTGAGGGTTGCACGATGTATGTACCGATGATGCCGTGTAATGAATGCGCCAAGAGCATCATCCAGCGTGGTATCAAGAAGGTTATCTGTTATGAACCAGATAGGGAAGATACGTTCAACTGGGATATTACCGAGTTGATGTTTGCAGAAGCGAATGTCATGTTGTATAAGGCGAAAAAAGAAAATGACTAATTACGCAAAGATATTTAAATCTATTGACAAATGCCGCGAAACAGCGTATAAAGCTAAGAGTGAATGGTTTCAAGCGTATTGGCACGGTGTGGCTGATGACCTAGAAGCCAAGTATGTCTTTGGTCAGCCTTGGCTGCGAACTTATGATGGAAAGTTGAACTAATGATTCTTCCTGCTGGTGTAAGTGCTTTTCGTAAACCCGTGCAATTGCCGGGTATGAATTACGGCGAAAGTCATTTTCTAAATGGCTTCACATGGCCTTACGTCAATTCCAAAGGCAAGCAGTATGATACCACGTTGACCCCAAGTGGTTGGGTTTGTAATTGCATGGGGTATAACTTCCACAACAAGTGTAAGCACATTGTTGCGGTACATGAAAAGGTGATAGCAGAATGATTATTGAGAATACCGCAGTATGTCTGAGTTGTGGGGACAAGATTTTCTCCAGGCATCGACATGACTTTGTAACTTGCACTTGTGGTGCTATCTCGGTAGATGGCGGACAGTCTTATCTTCGTCGCGTAGGCGATTTTGGAAATGCTATGGATTTGTCTTGGTCGCTACCCGATGAAGTCTACAATGATTGTGCAGAGGCAGCACAAAATGCTGCCGACACTGGTCGCAATAAGTTTGGTATTGCTAATGCGGTGATGCGGGTTCTGCGTGAGCGTGGACATATTGTCGCCGAAGGTGAACAACGTGTGATGGCAAAAAATGACAACCTTGATGAGATTATGGTCGAGGAAGATGGTGTTTATTATCGTTATAAGAAGGTGAATGTAGATGACTAAGATTTTGAAATATGGTGTGGTATATCCATGGAACTTTATTTTCAACCACGAGGTAAGTCCTCTTCGAAATATTCCTGACATTTCAACACGGCATTATGTTTTGCAGGCTCTTGCTTTTATGTGGGTAGTGGCGTTTAGTATTGCTGTCGGTAATGCAACGTTCTTCTATGTAAACTTTCTCGCACATGCCGCATTGATTGGTGCTGCTACCATTACAGTGGCAACATGGACCGCTGCCACTGTGAAGCCTGAACTTTTTGTAAAAAAGGCTGGTTGGGGCCGTAGTCCTACTGGCGAACATGAATAATGTTGATATTTTTTATTGTTCTTATAGCTATTGCGGCAGCATTTACACTGTTTGCATTACTTAGAGGTCTCGTTTCGTTTTCGCAAACGCAAACTATCACATCGCAACAAAAACAAACGCAAATGATGTTTTCACGAGTCAAGTGGCAAGCAACTGCCGTGATATTGATAGTGATTACCGCAGCGGTACTTTCCAACTAAAAAGGTAAATGAAGATGAGTAAGATTACAGTAGAACTTGATTGGGAAACAATTGACGGCATTGTGGTCGGGCAATTGCGTGACACATGGCAGAACCTCAAGAGCGACTTGGGCGCTGGTAAGTGGGTGTTTGTCTGGGGCGACCAAGAGGCAGAAGATTCCGAAATTCAGAAGCATATTGATGCACTGGAACTTATCCTCACGTGGTATGCAACTCCAGAACAACTAGCAGATATGGGAATTACAGATGACAAAGGATGACCTAAAAGAAAAGGCAATTGATGCCATTCCATATGTTGCTGTGTTCGGCATCGCAGCACTGGCGGTATATGGTATCACTAAGATTGTAGAATCCGTAAGTGATATGGATTTTCCACTTGACTTCGGTTATGATCCCTATCTAGACAACATTAATAAGTAAGACATAAAACAGTGACATATTATCTTCGTAATGCAAATACCTTCCGTGTCACCGACGAAAACTCGATTGACATCACCTCTCACCTTCCTGCTGACAACTATCTTGTCAAGGCAGACCAGTTCGGTAACCTGTTCCTTGAGACGGTTGACCGCTTCGAACCTCTGACCAAGTATTACGGTGATACTCTCCGTAATGCAGAGCGCATCTGGCGCACCTTCAAGGACCGCAGTGCATCCACTGGTGTGTTGCTCACGGGCGAGAAGGGTTCTGGTAAGACACTTCTGGCAAAGCATCTGTCTATCATGGGTTATGAAGAAAATATGCCTACCATCGTGATTAACTCGTCTTGGAATGGTGACTCGTTCAACAAACTAATTCAGGATATCGAACAACCATCTATTGTTTTGTTTGATGAATTTGAAAAGGTATATAACCGAGAAGAGCAAGAGAAGATGCTGACCCTGCTCGACGGTGTATATGCCAGCAAGACACTATTCATTCTTACCTGTAACGACCAGTGGCGTATCGATGCCCATATGCGGAATCGTCCAGGACGTATCTTCTATTCGGTTGACTTCAAGGGTCTATCGGAAGAGTTTATCCGCGACTACTGTAACGATGTCCTGAATAACAAAACGTATATCGACCAGATTACCAAGATTGCCACACTGTTCTCTCAATTCAATTTTGATATGCTTAAGGCACTTGTCGAGGACATGAATCGTTACAACGAAACACCACAGGAAGCAATGCGTCTTCTGAATGCGAAACCTGAATATGATAACAATGAACCCGACTATACGGTTCAACTGATTGTTGATGGTCAGATTGTTCCTGAACAGTATCTTGGCACCAAGGAGATTGACTATAATCCTCTGACTTGTGATGCTTGGACTGTTTACTACGGTACCGACTATGCCGATGATGAAGATGACTATGATCTTGAAGACGATCTGGTAGCAGTACCAGCAGTTGTGAGTCGTAATGACCCATGGCGTCCAAATCGCACTCGTGCGACGAAGAAGTCTGTTAATGCTCGTGCAGAATTTACTCCTGCCGACCTTACCAGCGTCAACGCAAAGGCAGGGTCGTTTGTCTTCACTAACGCACAAGGACAACGTGTCCAACTGACTAAGAAGGCTGTTAAGAATAACATGTATTGGGGTGCGCTGTAAATGATATCTGTCGCCGACAATTTTCTGTCTGCGATGGAACTTGAATACCATAGAACTATGGTGCTTGCCAAAGTGAATGTATCCACACTCAAACAACTTGGGATGTGGGTGCATTCGCATGAAATTGAGAATGGCCAGCTGAATGATATTCATTATAGGCTGGGCGTGATATGGAAAACCACCACAGAAAAGACACAAAATTATTTCAAGGATGTTCTGAGTGTTGATGTGGTACCATATAGTTTTCGATATCAATGTACCAACTCTGACTATATTATTCATCCACATAAAGACGGTTCAATTCGTGAAAAATCTATTGACAAATGCTATAGTTCTATTGTATATCTAAATGATGAGTGGGACGAAAGTCTTGGGGGCAACTTCGAAGTCCACAGTAAATCCGTTCCATCATTACCCAATAGAATGGTCATATATTCGAGAGACGAAGAACATTGGGTATCTAAAGCATTACAAGATTGGAAGATTCCTCGAATGATGTTACTAATAAGTTGGAGCAAGAAAGATGAAAGTTGATATTCGACCATATCGCAAATGGTTTGGTCCATACCAACTAGCAGAAAAACTCCTGTTCTGGAAAGACAAGGAAGATGCTGTAGTTTTCGCATTCGGAGAATGGTTAGATAAGTATACGCCAATTGCAAGAATATCGTCACTATGGTTTTTCAGCAAGAGAAAGGTCAAAGTCCGAATCGATCCTTATGACACATGGAGTATGGACGACACTCTAGCTATCATAATTCTGCCGATGTTGAAACAGTTACGGGACACTAAGCACGGTTCTCCATCTGTTTCAGATGCAGATGTACCCGAAGAACTTCGCTTTGCCGCGGCCGAAAATCCAGGACATGAATTTGAAACCGATAGCAACTGGCATAAGCGTTGGGAGTGGGTGCTAAATGAAATGATCTGGGCGTTTGAACAGATTGTTGATGAAGATTCCGATTCCATTTACTTCAACGATGGTATTCTTGACGTAGAAAAATGGAAAGCATACAATGCACGTATTGACAACGGCACCAGACTGTTTGGTGTCTATTATAGAGGACTATGGGACTAATGACTGAACCAAAGCAAGTAAAAGGTGGTGTATTCGCACCAGCGGATATTCCCGTTATCAAGCGGGCATTGCACTCTTATCTACTCGACCTTATGCGAGTAGAGGGATATAGTGAACGTGACCCTCATCCAGATGTTGCTGTTATCTCAAACCTACTTCACCGATTGGGACGTATCGATGCCTAAGTATCTTGTAGAAACAATTTCCATGTTCCGTATGCGGTATGTCGTTGAAGCAAACAACGCATCCGATGCCAAAGATGAAGTCACTACGAACGTGGGAGAACTCGCGGAGTTTTCTCAACGCCATGTCGAAGAATTGGTAACCTCCGCTCGTGAAATTGATGATGCCGAGTATCTGCGCCAGTTTGATGAGGACAATGAGTATCTAAAAGAGTGGACAGATGGACAGAAATTTTCATTTGTGAACGCAATCGATTATGATAGCAAGTGAAGAAGAACAAGAAAGACGTTTGGCAATTTGCCATGAATGTGAGTATCTGAACGGTAATACATGCAGCATTTGCCATTGCTATATGCCAGCTAAAGTGAAGCTACTATATACTAAGTGCCCTCAATCGAAATGGGCGGGCGAAACCTTTGTCCCCTTCTGGAGAAGAACATGAAGTTATACGTAAATGGTTGCAGTTTTGCCTATGGTATAGGTATTGAGCGTTACGCACCCGGCAACATGAAGGAAGTTTATTCTAAGTGTGAAGCCAGGCGTTTCTCTAAGCTACTGGCTGATGCATGGGAAATGGAAGAAATGAACGTGGCAGTGCCAGGCTCTTCTAACTCCCGAATTGCCCGCCGTGCTTTCATTGATATTTTACAACATAAACCAGAGCGTGTTATTATCGTGTGGTCCGATCCCTCACGATTTGAGTTTACTGACTACCGTGATGAGCCGTATCCCTTCGATGTAGATGCGCTTCAACTTCGAGGCTCGTCGGTAGATTTTGATGATATTCCGAAAGCAACTAAGAAGGCTCTGGCCACATACTATGAACAGTTATCCTCGTATCATTCGGACCTACTGAAAACTCTATATCATGTGGCCACTATCAAGAACCTATGCGATTCTCTGAATATTACCTGTGTCCAGCTGTGGTTCCGTGATGCCTGTATCGACAACGCATTGAAGCGCGGCCTTCAAACTCGGCGTATTGCTTCTCGTAAGACCATGGACGAATATATCGATTATCTGGAGACAGACTCAAATATCTTCCTGTTCGACAAGAGCAAGACATTCGAGTCTTTAGGTAAGAACCTATTATGTCCATGGGACGACCATCCAAGCGAAGAAGCCCACGTTCATGTGGCTAATTGGTTCAAGGAATATTTTGAATAAATATGAATATGATTGATAACTCTTATGATCCAACTCGTAGACTTACTGGTAGAGAACGCAAACAAAAGCGTGTTTCTCTGATAGAAGATGTTGATACATATGTCCAAGAGATTGTGATGTATTGTGATGATGAAGAAGACCTCATCGCACTCGGCTCCCTTCTGCAGGTACTTTCTAAAAATATTCTTACTACTGTCATGGACAAAGGCGACTGGCGCCATGTCATTAACAAATTTACAAAAGATGTAGAACAACAGCAAGACGTAAGGTCCACTATGGAGTCCATACGCAAATACATGTGAGGTGAATATGGATAAACAGAGCGTAATAAATCACATTAAAGCACTTGAACAGAAACACCACGAACAAGACGAAAGTCTTGATATTCTAATGCAGCGCCCTCAGCCGCAAAACTGGCTGGTGAATACAATCAAGCGCCGCAAGCTAAAAATCAAAACAGAAATTGAACATTTGAAACAACTACATGGTATAGGAGATTTGTAATGAATATCAACACACAACTATTTTACAGCGATATGACCAGCGACATGGAAACAGAAGCTGGTGAAAGCACTCTCAATTGTAACATTTACATTGAAGCCAAGGGTGCCATGCCATCAGAAAAGGCTCATATCAAGACCATTCTAGACCAAGCATACAAGGATATCAGGTCAGCCCTATATGACAAGCAACTGTAGAATCCACAACGACGAGTGGCAGCATGTGGGCAAGACTTATTTTGTCCATCAAGCCAAGCGGAGAGAAAACTCCACTGCGGTGGAGATGACCCTTGAGGACGATGCAGGTAACATCATTACCATTACGGTAGCCAATCATCAAATCGAATGGATTGAAGATAACACTTGACTTTTCCTACGAATCTGCTATTGTAAGAGAGTAGTTAGTAGAGAGAACGAATCATGCAAATCAATGTCACGGGAATGATCGGAAAGCGCGATGCGATTGCGCTGATCGAGGCTGCTGAATTTTTCGCCGCCAAGTTGATGGACCCACGAATGGTCCGCAACCTGATGATCGACCTTGAGATTAGCAAGAACCTGGACGTTGAGGGTGAATGTATCGATGAAGATGGCGCTCGGAACCCTCGGTTCTTCACCATCAGTCTCAAAAACCAAAAGATTGATGAGATGATCAAGACCCTCGCACATGAAATGGTCCATGTCAAGCAACATGCCAAGAACGAGTTGCAGAGCGGCATCATGGTCGCCGCACGTGGTGGCTTGAAGATGCACAGCAAGTGGATGGGTGAAGTATGGAAGCCAGGTCGCCGCCAAGACGCCTACTACGATAGCCCATGGGAAATCGAAGCATACGGAATGGAAGTCGGCCTGTTCGCCAAGTGGCAGGCCGCGCAGAAGGTAGCATAATGGCAAATAGATTTCTAATCAGTGATACTCATTTCGGGCACACCAATACGTGGGAGAAGTTCACGTTGTCGGATGGTAGTCCGTTGCGTCCGTTCACCTCTACAGAAGAGATGGACGAGACGATGGTAGATAACTGGAACAGAGTCGTCAGACCTCAGGATACAGTGTATCATCTGGGTGACGTAGTAATCGCCCGACGCCACCTGGAAACAGTGAAGCGTCTGAATGGGCGGAAAATCCTTATCCGTGGAAACCATGACATTTTCAAGGATAAGGACTATTATGAGGCAGGATTCGAACAGATTCATGGCGTTCGCGTGTTTGTGGATCAGTTCATCCTGTCTCATATTCCCCTGCATCCAGACTGTGTAGGTGAGAGGTTCAAGCGTAACGTTCATGGTCACCTGCATGGCAATCGGATTATGATTGATGAAACGCTAATAAGTTCTAGTCACACACAGCCTGGTAGTTACTTACATCCCGATCCTCGCTATCTGTGTGTATGTGTGGAGCAGATTAATTTCACTCCGATTTCTTTTGACGATGTGATGAAAATGACTTGACATGGCAGTAAAATCTGCTATAGTCAACAAGTAATTTAGAGAAAGATAATAATGAAGCTAATACTGACCGACTGTGATGGTGTTCTACTAGACTGGAACCAAACGTTTATTGAGTGGATGGCTCTCCAGGGCTATCAAGAAGTTCGCACAGATGTCTATGGCATCAACGACCGCTATGGTATTGACAAGAAGAAGAGTAAGGAACTGGTGCGTGAGTTCAACGAGAGCGCAGCCATCGGCTTCCTAAAGCCCTTCCGCGATGCCCTATACTATGTTCGGCGTATGTATGAAGAGCAGGGTTATCAGTTCCGTGTCATTACCAGCCTGAGCAAGGACCCATGGGCTGTCAAAGCGCGTGAAGCAAACCTTAAGCAGTTCTTCGGTGACGCCATCGAAAGCGTGATTTGCCTCGACTGTGGTGCAGACAAAGACGATGCGCTTGCACCCTACAAAGACAGTGGCCTGTTCTGGATTGAAGATAAGCCAGAGAACGTCGAAGCCGGTCTAAAAGTCGGCCTGCGTGGCATTCTGATTGACCACGAACACAATGCCAACAGCATGGTGAATGTTGGTGGTAAGCTGGCGTATCGTGCTGAAACGTGGGCTGACATTTACGATTTGGTAAAGGGTCGGTAAGATATAAATAGACAGAATATATTTACGGAGTCTATTATGTTATCATTTGCCGATTTTATCAACCTCGTAGAAGAAGTTCTAGATGAGGGTATCCACGACCCAGCTAGACGTAAGGCTATCTTCCTAGCAGGCGGTCCAGGGTCAGGCAAGTCATATGTATCTAAGAAGACCACACATGGTCTTGGCTTCAAGCATGTCAACTCGGATGACCTATTCGAGAAGGGTATGAAGAAGCATGGTTTGGCTGCGACACCAGAAAATATCTACTCCAAGAAGGGCCAAGAAATCCGTGCCCATGCCAAGGAACTAACCAAGAAGCGTGAACATCATTACCACAAGGGTCGCCTTGGCTTGGTTATTGACGGCACAGGTAAAGACCCAGAGAAGATTAGAAAGCACTCCGAGCATCTCCGTAAGATGGGCTACGATACTCATATGGTGTTCGTCAACACCTCACTGGAAACAGCCAAGAAGCGCAACGACCAACGTGAACGCAGCCTTCCCCATCACGAAGTCGAAAGAATGCACAAGCAAGTGCAAGGCAACATCGGCCACTTCCAGAAGCATTTCGGTCGTGAGAACATGCACATTGTGGATAATGACCACGCAGACGAACATGGCCTGACACAGGTCCATAAGCACATCCGCAAGATAGCCTCTGCCGAAGTTCGTAATCCTATCGGCAAGAAGGAAGACGCTGCCAACAAAAAATAGTGCTTGACATTTGATTGCGAATCTGCTATATTTAGAAAGTAATCAGTGAGGTTTTATGTCTTATATTTATGAAGAAGTTTCTCCCGAACTCTTATTGCCCGAAGACCGCGATACGCGGTACGACAATACCCCAATGAAATTTGTAAAAGCCATGGGTGCCAAGCAAAAAGGCAAATACTACGAACTCATTACTGAGAACGTTTTGTGTGGTCGAGGGTCAGTGGTAAATAAACCGGTGAACAGCGATCACGACCGAATCATTGACGGTGTGAAATCGGAAATCAAGGGTAGTTGCTTGATGAAGAACACCGATTTGTTCACTTTTCTACAAATTCGACCCAAGCAAGACTATGCACAAATGATTTTCAGCATGTTTTATCCTGATAAAATCATTATCATGTCCATGACAAAAGAAAAAGTATTAGAAAATGTGGCAAATGGCATATTTTCGCCGCAGCATGGTGGCAAAAACGGCGACAGTGGTACATACATGTATTACGGCAACGAAAACACTCTGGGATTGATCGGAGCAGTTGAAGTTGGCTAAACGTCACGTTTCACAATCACAAAAGCAGGCCCTTGGCCAATTTTACACCACGAACAGCGACTATATTCTCGCTGGCTATGAGGAGTTGGTGAAAGATAAAATTGTAGTTGATCCATTTGCCGGTGGCGGTGACTTGTTGGAATGGTCAATTAGAAATGGCGCGAAGTCAGTAGTTACATATGATTTACAGCCTAATTATCCAAATACCATACAGAATGATAGTTTGAATAATCCACCATCATACAAAGATATGTTGGTGGTAACTAATCCTCCTTATCTGGCAAAGAACAAGTGTAAGGGTGACAAGAGTGTGTATGATAAATGGGGACAAAACGATTACTATAAATGCCATTTAGCAAGTTTGGCAATTGATTGTGAGGAAGCCTTAGAAGTTCTTCCTAGTAATTTTTTTTGTGAGAGTCGAGCAGGTATAAGAAAGAAACTATTCGAAACTCACCATATTGTCAGTGCGAAGTATTGGAATACTCCTGTTTTTGATGATGCTACCACTGGTATATGCGTTATTCATCTGAAACGTGGTCGCCGTGATACTCAACAGTTTCCGATGTCTCTATCTTCAGGTGAAACCGTCGATATAGTTTTGAAAGCGGAAAATAATTTTCTATATGGCGAAAAATTCTTTCTGGACATAAATCGAGCCAGGGGTATCAACATCGTAAAGACGGATGTTGGTATGCCACCTCCCAATACAAATCTTGTTGTGGGTCTACTGGATAATGGTAAGTGGAGTAATGGTGTGAAATACAATTCAGGTGATGCAATCTATTGCTCTCCTAAAAGTTTTACCACATACCAAATTACTCTACCTGACCATACTATCACGGAATCTGACCAAAAAAGAATTGTAGATGAATTTCAGAAAAGAATGGCTGAATACAGGCATCTTTATCGTGATTTGTTTCTGGCAAACTATATGGGACCAACACAAAAAATATTGAGTAGGCACTATGTCCATTCTCTATTGGAGACCGTGATGATGGATTTGAATATTATTCCCACACCCTCTTTGGAAAAATTATTCGCTTGACTTTCCTCACGAATCTGCTATATTCAATAATGTAGTCAGTGAGAGAAAGTGATTCGAAATGATTGTTGCCCAGCCTGCCCTCGACCTAGTTGTGATCCACGAAGAACTCCCCGTTCGGGTCTGGTACAACAACCCTGCCCCTCAGAAAGCCGTCTGGCTCATCAAGCCCAACGGTGTGATGCGGCTCTTCGCCAACGAAGAAGTCTTGGCGATGCCTGTTGCTCCTGCCGCTCTTGCGGCCGAAGCCTTTGCGCCCGTCGTGAAATGACCGCTTGACATTTGATTGCGAATCGAGTATATTATAAAAGTAGTCAGTGAGAAAGGTGATTCGTTATGGCTTATATGAACCAAAGTGAGAAGGCTCGTCTTGCCCCTAAGATTAAGGCAGTCCTCAAGAAGTATAATATGAAGGGTAGTCTTGCGGTTCGCAACTACAGCACCCTTGTTCTCAACCTTAAGTCTGGTCCTCTTGACCTGGTCAACAATGACCGTGGCTATAGCCAAGTTAATTTGTATTGGTTAGCAGACAATTATCAGGGTAAGGAATTGGCCTTCCTCGAAGAAGTCAAAGCCGCCATGCACGATGGCAACCACGATAACAGCAATTCACAGATAGATTACTTCGATGTGGGTTGGTACGTCAACGTAAATGCTGGTGACTGGAACAAGCCATACCAGAAGGTTGCTTGATTGTAGTATGGCCAAAAAATATCAAATTACCCATCTAGGCAAGACACTTCATACCGACCACTGGGTGGACTTGCCAGAGGATAAGTGCTTACAATTGAAGGCTGCGTATTACGAAAAGCCTGATTTTGAACTGGTCAAGAAAAATCTTGAATCAGTATTCAATGGCGGCACTATCATAAGCACCATTACCAGTTACTATGTAAAAGACCTTATGGCCAAGGTGAAACTGGAGTCTCCACGGTGGTCAATTGAAGAGGTATTTGAATCTACGGATTTGATTCGATACTTTTGGAGCAGGGTGCTTTCTAGTGACAAGGTATATCCGAAGACGGATTCAGATATCAAGAACTTTGAGGCTGCCTTGCGGCTTAGTGGTGGTGGCGTTGCAATGAAGCCGTCTAACTACCCAATCAAGTCTGTTGACTCCATTCTATCTAGGTATAATATCAACGGTAAATACTATGACTTCTCTTGTGGTTGGGGCGTTAGAATGCTGTCATCACTGAGGAACCGAGTGGAATATTATGGTACTGACCCGAATAATCTGTTAGTAGAACGTCTCAACCAAATGGCTACTGATTATAATGCCGTGAATGGCACATCGGCGAAGTATGACATCCGATGCCATGGTTCTCAAACGTTTGTTCCAGAGTGGGAGAACACCATCGGTGTAGCATTTAGTAGTCCTCCATATTTCAGCCTAGAAGATTATAGAATTGGTGACCAGTCATATAAGCCAGGTACCACATATCAAGAATGGCTTGATACATATCTAAGACCCACTCTGGAAAACATCAAGAAGTATTTGGTTGATGATGGAAAGATGCTAGTCAACATCAAAGATTTCCTCGATTATAAGTTGTGCGCAGACACAAGAGAGATTGCAGAAAGTCTGGGATTTTATTACGTGGAGTCCCTCACGCTAAAGAATATAACCAGACCCAGTGCCAAGGTAGATATCAATACCGATGAGAGCATTATGGTATTCTCAAAAAAGCCTGAGAAGCCTGTGCCTATCACATTGGACCATTTATTTTCTTGACATTTGCCTGCGAATCGTCTATAAGTGATTATAGAAAGTGAGAAGTTATGTATACCATTGAAGAGACATTGGAATATATCAAGAACCTCGATGGATGGGGTGATTTGATTGATGAGTGGTCGGTAGAACACCGCACAGCCCTCGTATGGAATGAGGAAGTTGACAACGACTCGACTACGGCTCCTTGGCGCACCGCATACATGGTCCGCTACTGGGAGAACAACGAGTGGGTTGATACCCGTTCATACTATACCGCAGACGCGGCGCTTGACTTTGCCCGCGATTTTGTAAACAGTCCCCACCGCCTGCCGTACCCTACCGACTAGTGTTACATGGCAAAAAAGCAACTCTAATAGTGATGGATGATTTTGGTATGGCGTTCTCTAGTGCAGATGTAAGGAAGATTAATACTATCAAGGATATCTTCCGTGCTAAGATGGGAGACTTTGAGGAAGAACTTCCTCAGTCGTATACCCAGTATTTCAAGGACGGCATCATTACCGGCGGTGCTTTTGCATCTCTGTGGCACCATGAAGAGCCTAAGGACTGGGACTTCTATTTCAACGATGGTAATACCATGTCCAATTTTCAGGCTCGGGTGGTGAACGGTGACCCTGCAGGCCTCTTGTTACAATGCGTTAAGGACACTGGACCATACTTCACGCAAGTCCAGGTTGATGGTAAGCTGGTTACCGCTAATGCCGTGACGCTCAAGTGCGGTCTCCAAATGATTACGATGGCAACGGCCACTCACCGCAAGTATTTTGATTTCATCCACTGTATGCCATACTATGACTACAGCAAGGATGAATTGTATATCAGTCCACAACAACTGGACGCCATCAAGCGCAAGCAGATTATACTGAACCCTAACTTCAAGGGCACACCGAAGCCATTCCGTGTGGAGAAATATCTTGACCGCGGTTGGTCTCTATTGACTACCGATACACAGGGCACGATGAGTCATCATGCACTGAGGAAAGTGCCATCGTGGCCACATGAGGGGGCAATGCGGGTGACCAAAGCCGGGCGAGTTGAGGTATTCGCCAGTGGTAGATGGACAGAACCAGCAAAAACCGCTTGACATTTCCTACGAATCTGCTATTATGAGAATATAGAGTGAAAAAGGAGATTGTTATGCGAGTCGAACCTGTTGGTATGAATATTCAAGGTGTTGTGAGCCAGATTTGCAACTTCCTAGCCTATGTCGGTGACTTTTACGCCGAGGGTGGTCTATATGATATGGGTGCGTCCTCGCGCCAGATCCTTGACGCCTTCGACATTTACGCCAAGCGAGTTGGCTACGAGAACCTTGCGCTTGACTCGGTCGACCGCGAAGGTGTCCGTGATGTTATGATTGAATTTTTTGGGTTGAGGTTTCCTAATGAAGTATAAGTGGATAAAAGAACTGAATCAGTCCGATTCCCGCCTGCACAAGGAAGATGTCCTTGCGCGGGCATTGGCTGCAGGTGACCATATCTTCCTTAACGGCCTGCGGACCTGCTATAATCCGTATATCACATTTGGTGTGAAGCAGATACCGTCAACGGAGGGCATCACTGGTGCACCGAATCCGTATGAGGAGTTTGATATGCTTCTCACCAACCTGTCTATCAGGCAGTTGACTGGTCATGCGGCGCGTGACGCCATTCTTGGCATGTCCCTCAAGTTTGACAGTGATGAGTGGAACCTGTTTCTTGCCCCTATCCTGCGCCGTGATATGCGGTGCGGTATTAGTGAGAAGACCATCAATAAGGTATGCAAGGGTACCGACTACGTGATACCCACCTTTGGTTGCCAGCTTGCTGCTAACAGCGAAGGTCGTCCAGAGATGGTAGGTACCAAGTGGCTTGAGCCTAAGCTGGATGGCGCCCGTGTGTTGCTGATGGTTACAGAGGACAATACCGCTACGTGCTACAGTCGCAACGGTAAGGTATTTGATAACTTCCCACATGTGGAACAACAGGTCCTGAGCAATGTGTATGCTATCCGCGCTTACCTTAAAACCAAGGGTGGCTTCGTGCTTGATGGCGAGATTATGGGCAAGTCCTTTCAAGACCTGATGCGCCAAGCACAGCGTAAGGAGAACGTCCAGACACAGGACACCGTGTTCAACGTGTTTGACATTCTACCTCTTGAGGACTTCAAGCGTGGCTTCTGGAATGCACAGCTACGCAAGCGGCTTGCAATCCTGACTGAAATGCAGCCTGTATTTGATGCCATGCCTAACGTTACGCGGGTAGATAGCCAGATTGTGGTAGACCTCAGCACCGAAGATGGCCGCACCAAGCTCCATGAGTATGCCACAGAGATGGTAACGGCTGGGTTCGAAGGCATCATGATTAAGGACATGGAAGCACCGTATGAGTGTAAGCGCAACACCTTCTGGATGAAGTGGAAACCGGTTATCACCGTAGACCTACCTGTCATTGGTCTAGAAGAAGGCACTGGTCGCAACAAGGGTCGCCTAGGCGCTCTGGTGTGCAGTGGCATTGACCACGGTAAAGATATCACAGTCAACGTTGGTAGTGGCTTTAGTGACACCGAGCGTGACCTATTCTGGAATCAGAAGAGTGATGTGGTAGGTCGCACAGTGGAAATCCTGTGCGATGTAATAACTCAGAACCAAGACGGCAGCTATTCGCTGCGGTTCCCACGGTTCGTTAGGTTTAGAGAGGACAAATAATGGGTGATGATGACGATTATGCATCGATTTTAAATAAAACTCTTATTGGAACGGTATACAAGGCCGCAAGCAATACTTGGAAGCCTAATGATTGGGATAGTGCGTCACTTCCAAGTGACGCCGGCGGTGCTTCCCCTTGGAATCCTCTTGATTGGAATAGTGTTGCAATTCCAGTCGATAGCCTCTCTAGTGGTTCTATCACCGCGGCCACGAATACCTATACTCAAAGTCCAGGAGAATTGCTAGATTATACCATGAAGTATGACATGCATTGGATAAAGGCATCTGGTATGCCAGAGGTAGAACTGAATTTACATGTCAAGCGGGAACTTGCCGCCAAGTTGGCACAACAGATGATGGACGACGGACATATCGTGTTTACGAAACAGCATGACCTGGCAGACAACTCCATGCGCTTCAAAGCCTATACCTGGGTAGGCAACAAAGACTTTATTGAACAACAACGAAAGAACAAGCGATGACCGAAATTACACAAGAAATGAAGATTACCGCAATCGCGGGTGATATCTACCAAGGCATGACCCAGACCGAAGTGGATGCGTTTGTCATTCGTCAAATCGAAGCATCATTGGAACTCCTACCCGAATCCGATGTGAACGGAATGTATCAAGAAATCTTAGCAGAAATCGCCATTTGACCAAACGAATCGCTTGACTTCTCCTGCGAATCTGCTATTGTTAGATAGTAGTGAGAAGAAAGAGAGTGATTCGAAATGATTGATATCCTAGAAAACGTAGCGAAGTTTGACCGCGTTGTAGCCGAGCATGTCCTGTGGATGTTTGATGACGCCGAAGAGATTGGAAGCAGCGATATCAACGCCTGCGTGAACAACATCCTGATGGAATATTACCCCAAAGCCAGCGATGCTCCTGCTCACCAGTTTTCTATTGCTAAGATTGCCGTTCGTCAGGCCCTCTTCAACATGGAAGATATTCGCAACCTCTATTAATTTAGGGGTTGACATTCTGGTAAAACCTGCTACTGTTAGATAGTAGTCAGTGAGAAGAAAGTGATTCGTTATGAAGAAGTTCCGGTTCGAAGCAAACGGTAAGAAGATTGTGGTCGAGGCACCAAAGGTGCTAGCCGCCATGACAGAAGCCAACAAGCAGTTCGGAAGCCTGCCCCAAGGTGCCTGGATGCCCAAGGTTTCCTCCGATTGTGATTTCTACTGGGCCGCTGGCAATTTTTTTGATTGAGGAGTTTTGTTATGATTGATGTTACTGAAATGACCGATGCCGAAATGCTTTCGGCTCTTATCGAGGGCGCCAATGTTCCCTCCGAGTCTTTTATGTCCTATAAAGCAGGATACTACGAGTCCACCCTTCTCGCTATGATGGCACGTTTTCCAGAAGTGCGGAAAGAGATTGGTGAACGGGCCCGGATGGCCAAGTGGATGAAAGAAGGAGTTTGATTATGGCTAAAGGCCTTCAGGTATTTACATAACGTTTATTCTGTTATACTGAAATAGTTAGTCTAAAATCTATTATTTTTGAAGGAGAAGTGTCATTCCAAATTGGTGTTCAAATACTGTTACCGTCGAACATGCGGACCCCGCAATGATTGACAAGTTTGAACAAGCTGTCCGGGAGAGCAATCTGTTCCAGACGTTTGTTCCTCTCACTGAATGGAAATATGATGATGCCGTTGAATCTTGGGGTACCAAGTGGGATATCTCCAATGGTGAGGTAATCGACCGCTATATGCCCGAGGTGCTTTGCGTAGCCTTTGAGACCGCGTGGTCGCCACCCATCGCATTCTATGACGACCTCATGCAGCTAGGATTCACCGTCAACGCACACTATTTTGAGTCGTCCTTCGTCGGCCAATATATAAACGGCGAAGAAGAATCCTATGATGTTGACCCGGACGACCTGTCCAATATCCCAGAAGATATGAACGAGATGTGGGGTATCACCGAGATGTATGAGGACTGGGATGCTGACTAGAGAACAGGAAGCCATCGACAACCTCCGCTGGCGTGAAGCCAAGTGCTGGGACATGGCAGAGGTATTCCTCCAGAACCGTGATGCCCATGGTGTAATGGATATGGGTGCCGAGTTGCAGTCATTGCAACGGGCCATCAATGAGATAGAAAGGCTGACCGATGAGTAACGCAACTATGATGATGAATCCACGGTCAGTGGCGGTCACACAGCCGACCATTCCTCCCCTGCCGCCTATCAACGTCCCTCTGCCTGAGAAGATGGAGATTAGAGTGGTAGAATACACCAAGGGTCTCCGTCTTGTCAAGACAGAACTCCAATACCGCATGTGGCACTATGACCAGTATGGTCAGGTGGTATCCAATCCCACCGAATGGGAACAGGTAGAACGTGTAAGAATTGATATGGATTTGTGATGATTTTTGATACTGATTTTCGCACCTTCGGGTATGGCGGCGTAATTGCGGGTGCTCTATTGCTGTCTGGTTGTGGTGGTGAAGGTAGTACCTCAGCGCCTCCCATCATAACGGTACCAGCCTTTGCGCCTGCTCCTACCACACCTCCTCCTACAACAGTGGCTATACCGAATGCCACCTCGGCATTCTCGGCACCTCAACAGATTGCTGGCATTTCTATCAATCAGAAAATGACGCCGACTTTCGACCTAGCGACCTTGAATTTCAGTCTGAATGGTGGTTTCTATTTTGCAAACGGCATATTGTCAGTTCTTCCTATATTTTATCCATCACATGCGGTGAATGCTGACCCCACATTGGTCGGAAAGAATACAGACGTATACCTATCTGAATTTTCGTATCGGCTGAATGGATTGAGCGCAACACCTGTGCCTTCCGCAGCCAAAGTATCATATCCTGGTGCAGGTACAGACGGCGCTGTTGTGGCAGACTTCAACGGGGATGGCATTCAAGACGTTTTCATTGCCGACCATGGCTATGATGCCTCCCCATTTCCCGGTGGTCAAAACAGTCTTTTATTCGGCACAGCAGGCGGTGGTTTCGTAGCCGGTAAATTGCCTGCTGTATTAGACTTCACTCATTCCGCCACTGTGGCTGATATTGATAGTGATGGCGATATTGATATTTTTGTCGGCAATATTGGTAAACCGAATCCGATTGACCCGTATTTTCTAATCAATGATGGTAAGGGCAATTTCACTCAGAATTTTAATCTGCTATCTGGTCTACCTGGCAAATTTCCGAGTAGCCAAGTCAATGCCAAGGGCCTCAACTATACTGGGTCACACCTGAGTGATGTGAACAAAGACGGTAAGATTGATCTTATACTAACCGGATTTGGTAACGGCAGTGAGTTACTATCATGGGACGGCAGTAAATTTGTTGTCAAACAGAACCTATACCTGAACGATGATGCAAACCGCTCGGTAACTTCTGTAGATATTGCGGACTTGGACAATGACGGCAAGAACGAGATTATTCTCCATTCTACCACCGTCGCATCAACAAATTACTATAAGCAAGACCAAATCGATGTTCTAAAGCAGAATGCTTCTGGTAGCTATCAGTTGGACCAGACTGTTGTTGTAAGCGGAACTGTCTGGAATAGAGATTTGTATGTTGACGATGTAAACAATGATGGCTTTGCTGACCTGATAAGCCTCGGCACAGACAGCAAAATTATACTTAATGATAAGGGTAAACTATTTGTGGCGGAATATAAGTTTCCGTTTGATTCTGCCGATAGAGCGTTGGGTATGCTTGATTTGAACTCCGACGGGCATTTGGACATTATATACTCACAAGTCAATGCTCAACAATCGACGCAGTTTTTATTCGTCAACAACTTATATGTGATGTTTGGATGACCTTGACCCAGATATCGCTTGACACCGACAACCGTATGCTCCGTATAGGCTTTGGTAAGCACAACGGGCGCTGGTTCTTCCGTGTAGATTTATGGTGGTTCGGCGTAAGAATCACTTGACATTTGGTCTCGAATCGTCTACTATAAGAATATAGAGAAAGAGATTGATTATGAAAAAAGGTGAACTACTCGGTAAAGTCCTCGTCCTAGCCACGAATGCCCATGCAGGTCAGTTTGACCGCGGCGGTAACCCATACATTCTTCACCCATTGAAGGTGATGCATTACCTCAAGACAACAGACGAAGAACTCCAGTGCATCGCATTGCTTCATGACGTTATCGAAGACACCAACACCACATGGGAAGACCTGCGTGAGATTGGTTGCACCAGTCGTGTTATCAGTGCCGTTCGAGTGTTGACCAAGATGCCCGGTCAGTCCTACGATGAGTATAAGCTAGAGGTATTTGCCAATCTTGATGCTATGCGTGTTAAGATGGCAGACTTGCGCCACAACACCGATATCCGTCGCCTCAAGGGCATCACTGAAAAGGATATCGCTCGGTTGGCCAAATACAATCAGTTTTACCTTGAAATTCGGCAGAGACTGGATGAAACCGCATGATAGTAACATACCTCCCGTGGCTGATGTCTTGCATGACCATCTGGATGACGCTCCTAGCTGGTAACAACAATCAGTCCGCATGGGCAGTCGGGCTTGTCAATCAAGTCCTATGGGTAACATGGATAATCGCTAGCCAAGCCTGGGGTCTAATCCCTATGAGTATTGCACTCGCCATCGTCTATACTCGCAACCATTTCAAGTGGAACACCAAAGAGGAAAGCAAATGAATATCAAACTTAAAGCCTGGCTAATCACCTTAGCAATACCAATCTCCGTGGCTATCTTGACGGTTCTCATCGCAAGGTTTCCGCTGGTAATATTGTTGGTGCTGGTGGGCGGAGCATTATATTGCTTGTATAGCGGCATATTGAACTATCTTGAATATAAGGATAGGTGGAAACAATGATATTCCACGTTGACAAGACCACACCCAAAGACGGCCGCATATTCGTATTCGGCTCTAACTTAGGCGGTAAGCATGGTGCTGGTGCTGCATTGGAAGCAAGACTTCGGTACGGCGCATTGCTCGGCCAAGGCGAAGGTCTGGTAGGTAATTCATATGCAATCCCGACCAAGACTGCAAATTTCGAATGTCTATCACTAGAAGAAGTCCGAAGCCATGTGGAGACATTTGTCCTATTCACGCTAGAGAACCCAGACATGGAGTTCTTCGTGACCCGTGTAGGTTGTGGTCTAGCAGGCAATAAAGACGAGGATGTCGCACCCATGTTCAAAGGTGCAATCAACTGTTCATTCCCAGAGAACTGGAAGGGTTATCTAAATGTTCGTTGAGTTTACAGCAAGATCTGGACAGAAGCATTACATCAATGTTAATCATGTTATCAGTGTAACATACACTACAGGCCCATGGCCAGAGAAGGTATATGTAAATCTAGTAGATGGAACAGTAATCGATGTTGACCTGTCATATGAAGATGCTTGTAAGCAAGTCATAAACTACTAACCCCTGGCCGAGATGAACTATGAACAAACCAATAAAATATTTCGCAGGGTATTGTCCCACACCACATGATAAGTCTGTAGTATTAGGCGGTGGTCTGGTCCTATATCCATTAGATAATCCCGAGCATGTAGCCACAACCCTTCATATTTACACACAGAAGATATGGGAAGCAGCATACCAGCAAGGTGTGGAAGATGCTCAGAAGAAAATGCGCAACGCATTAGGAATAGCACAATGATGGTATATCTGTTATATGTAAACTACGGGTCAGATGATTCGTCTGGTATGGACAATATGGTAGGTGTATTCGAGACTTTCGCAAAGGCCGAAGCCTACTATCTAGCCACCTATCCCGAACGATACCAATGGTATGTAGAAGCCGAGAAGATACTATGAGTAGAGAGTCCATGGTCAATATCCTCCTAGGAGAGGTATACCGAGCAACAGACTATACCAACCCAGTACCGATGAACCCACGTAGGATAAAACGGCTACTAAGACTGGACGACAGCACCGAGACGCTCAACCGTTGCGCAGCCGCGTGGCTCAACCGCCGATAAAGTTTTCAAACACTCAGGCTCCGAAATGAACAAATTTTCATTATTTTTGTATAAAGAGATACCAGTATGATACAGTATATAAGAGAGAATATCAGTAGCTATGGACCAATAGAATGGTCATTAGTAGTAGCAATCATCGTTGTATTGGTTATCCTAGTATGATTATGACAGCAATTGGTATAATCCTATTGGTATTAAATGTCGCTATTGTAGTGAATGATATCAAGAAGAACGCAATAACAAAGGTAACACTCCTCAATGCAGCAGCGGTAGGGGCTATTCTAACCACGTTGACTTGGATAAGTTGGTGAACCTGGGTGAACCCCTAGTAAATCCCACATAAAGGTTAGCAATAACCTCTAACTATTAGTATATTATTCGCAATCCAGTGTCCATGAACTAGACCACGGATAAAGAGAGAAACCTTACGTCCATATGCTGAGATAAATGCTTTGGCAAAAAAGTTTTCCTTGGACCGTCCACGGTGTTTTTTATCTTGACACCATGGTCCGTCTGTGTTATATTATAGATAATACGAATCACACTGGAGAACTACCATGCGAGACTATACCATTACGAAGATAAAGCCCGGCACCTACCTGCTGGACCTATACGTTGACGGTTCCTGGGTAGCGGACCGACGTGGTACCAAGCAGGCCGTAGAGCAATATGCCACTACCTATATCAACAGGCGTATGCCACGGGCTATGCCACCGCGTTTCATTATGACCTAGTTTTACTTTCCTTTCGCTAGGTCACACTTAGGTCCTCGGGTTTCGACTCGGGGACCTTTTTTGTATAAAACTCTTGACGAATCAGCTGGACCATGTTATAAAGGAGTGTAGCGACTAAAGAATAACTCTATTGAATCAATCACTAAGGCACAGCGAAATGAATGGTTGACATTACTGACGAATCTGCTATATTGAGTAAGTAGTCAGTGAGAAGAAAGTGATTCGAAAATGTGGTTGTTTGCTCTTGCCGTTGTCGCCTTCGTGATGTTCCAGATTGTTCGTGAAGACCTTGTTGCTGGTTATGAACTCGTCCCTGCGGAGATTGTATAATGTATAAAGTCCAGTATCGCTATTATAACTACGCCCTCAAGACAAAGATGTTCGAATCTTTCGAAGATGCTCGTAAGTTCTGGAATTACATGCGTGTCCAAACGGGCATACGGTATACCGAACTAATTACACCACATGGTAATCCAATGCGAATTACCGCTTGACATTCCCTGCGAATCGTGTATAGTGAAATAGTAGTCAGAAGAAAGAGAACGAATCATGCAGAACCAGATTGAACAGCTAATCCAAGACATCAACGCCGATTACCGCGCATGGCAGACATGCAGTGGTAAGCCACGCAGCGAGATCAACGACCGTATGTATGACGAGTTCGTAGAGGGTATCCGGGTCGAAGAAGGCCGTAAGTATATCCGCATCGTGACACAGAACAGCGTGTGGGGTTTCATTCAGAAAGAAGATTGCGCTAAGGGTTTCCGTAAGGGTGATATCCTCAAAGCCGCCGGTTGGAATGCACCTACGAAGAACAAAGCACGTGGTAACATCGTAGACGGTGGGTATAGCATCCAGTGGACTGGCCCACGTTATCTCTAAAGGAATTACATTATGAATTTATTTGAACAAATCGCCGCTCATGAAGACCCCTATGAGTATTTTTATGAATGCATTAGTGGTAATCATGGTAAGCTGGCTGAACAAGCCTGTAGTGAAATCTACAATGATGTCTCCATCGATCACTCGCTTCATCCAGATGATGATTTCGAGAAGATTATTGAGATCGCTGTAGAGCAAATCATCGATGACTTTGGTGTTTAAAGGAATTATATTATGGATATGATAGGTTTTGATCAGTATTATCAACATGAACCTTCACGGAATGCTCTATTGGATACTGGAACACCAGAGTCCGCACGGGATGTACCCTGTGATGGATGTCCTATGATGGAAGAGTGTGGCGCTAAGGGACTAGAATGTGTAGCGTTCCGTCAGTGGGCAGCCGATGGTGACTTTATGGACAAAGATATGGCACGGCTCCGTAGGGCCATGAAGTGAGTTGTAGTTGGTATAGGTTGTAGTCCGTAGTGGTTGCACAGACTTAGAGCCAGGAAAGCCATATAGAAAATCTCCACACGGTTGGTGGTGGACCGGGGGTTTAGCACACACTAGAGCTTTGAAAGGTCTTCCTGTGGACCAAAAAAAGCTGCCACGCACCGCCACGCACCGCAATTTTTATTTCCTGGCACCCAAAAAATTTTTCCGGCCAGATTTGGCACCTAAATAGATGAGGTAATATAATGAATAACGTTACTAAGATTGATGGCACTCCGTTTGCACCCGTGACTACACTTGAAGAAGCGTTGCAGGCTGATACGCCCTACTTCGACGCGCTCGTAGATGGTTCAGTAGGTATGCTACAGAATGCCCTCTTTGCTATGGATATGGATGAAGAAGCCAATATGATTGAGCAAATTCTGTGGAAGTTAGTTGATGCTTCTATCGTTAAACAATACAGAAAGTAAATTCTAAGTGTTCATACATGACAATGGTAAAGTATGTGTGTTTACCGCTGCACGATGCGGTCATACTTCAATGTATGAATACTTCGGCATTGTTCCCTATTCTCAAAATGATGCGGATCTTTCTCGCTGGTTACACTCTACTTCTAGACGAATTCTTGTAATAAGACATCCTTTTGATAGGTGGGTATCTACACGAAGATTTGATGCGAATGATGCTAGTAGAAAAACATACTCTAAAAAGTCTCGGAAAAAGATTACACGAGAGGAATGGATAAACTCCCACAATTCTCCGTATCTATCTCTAATAGATGCTTCTATCCCATTTGAGATAATAAGGTTCGATAGATTATCTGAGTATATCTCTAAGTCTTCTCTTACTGTCTCTACGGATACTGTAGCAACACACCACTCTACTATTGAGATTACACCAGAGTTGAAAGCAGAGTATTCGTGTTACCTATATTTTCTTAAAAACTGTAAAGAAATTAGTCCAGAAGAGTGGAAACTCTTGACAAATGGTGACGATAGTGGTATATTGGTGGAATAAGGAGATGTTATGACGGTAGATGTAAAAGAATCTGGCGAATACGAAAACTATCTGGACCAAGATGCGCGTATGCAAGACGAGTATCGCATGTCCCTGGAGCATTTGGTAGGGGTGATAGATACGCCCCTTGCGGATAATTCTGGTAAGCGTAAGGTCGACCCTGATTTATGGAAGGCTATCTACGTCCACTTCCGCAGCGTTGAGGATATCGTAGACTTCTCGAAACGTATCGGGTATATCGTAGCGAATAACCTGAAAGACTTCTGGTACCCTTTGGCAGACCCTCGCGCTTCGCTGTTTGACGATGGCCAAGTGCCATTGGTGGATGTGGATATGCGTTTGTGCGCTCCGCGAAAGGATAAGAATCTAGCTTCGCTTGAAGTGGAAGTGAACGAAACGGAAGAGAGTGCTTGGAAAGAGCATTGGGTGGGGATGCCAGAGTTTGAGTATCTAGAAGATAGTGGTCCCATTCGGTCGGTGATTGTGAAGTTCCGTCGGCTTGAGGACTATGAAGAGTTCTCGCGGCGTATTGACCAGGTGCTAACGGATAAGTCTAAGGCTATCTGGCACCCCAAGCTAGAGCGAACACCAAACTATCTTCTGCGGTGGGTGGAAGAATGATTGAACGTATCTTCATTCCCACAGTCAAGCGGGCTGACAACCAGATTACATACAATAATCTTCCCGAAGAGTTGAAGAGTAGAGTAACGATGGTTGTGCAGGCGTGGGAGCGTGACCAATATCATTACCCATGCGAGTATCTGGTGTTGCCAGAAGAAATCAATCTGACTGACTACTATTGCTTACCCAAGACTCGTAAGATAATCTACGAGGCTGGACAGAATATGAAGTATGCAGTTATTGATGATGACCTTACATTCGGTAGACGCAACGCCAAATACTGGACTGGCGTGTCTAACATGGAAATGTCTAAGCGTAAAGCTACAGACGAAGATGTCCTAGAAATGTTTGACCTATATAGTAAGTGGTTAGACGATGCGACTGTGACAGTATGTGGTCCTGGTCATGCCGAGAACCCACCACAAGACAGTGCGTATAGCAACAACTCTTCTCTTAGTAGTGCAATCTTTGTAAATGGTAATGATTTCAAAGACTTACTACCCGAACTTGAACTAACTCGCGTGAAAGTCGCAGAAGATGTTGTTTTTCTTTTGAGTTTATTGGCTCATGGTTATGGCAATCGTGTCAGTCAAGAGTTTGTATTCTTTAATAACAGTGTCCACAAAGCTGATATGACTTCTACTGTGTGGGATGAACAGACGTATGAGAATACACAGCGGGATCATAAGATAGTTGAATCGATGTTCCCTGGTATTTTCACAATTTTATATGACGATAAGACTGGTGAGCGTATCAAAGGTGGATTTCGTGATTTTGGTAAGAGTAAAATACGCTGGAGTGAAGCCCTTGGTTCGGCCCAAAGAGGTAATTTGGAGGATTTATTTTAATGACTAACCCTAAGTATCCCGTTTACATTGTTTCTAAGGGACGCGCTGACACTATGATTACTTCGCGGTCGCTGACTCGCATGAAGATACCGCATTATATCATCATCGAACCTCAAGATGAAGCAGACTATGAACAGGCTAAAATCAATTTTGGTCTAACTGATTATGTAACTCTGCTTGTTGCTCCGTTCTCCAATCACGGAGATGGTCCTGGTCGTGCTAGAAACTGGGCATGGGACCACTCTATCAGTATTGGTGCTACCGCTCACTGGGTTCTAGACGATAACATTTCAGATTTCTATCGTCTTCATCGCAACGAACGTATTCGCGTAGAGTCTGGTGTGTTCTTCACTGTCATGGAAGACTTCTTTGACCGCTATGAGAACCTTTACATTGCTGGTCCGCAGTATCGTTTCTTCATTGCACCGAACCAGAAGTATCCTCCGTATGTCGCAAACACTCGTATCTACTCGACATTGCTAATCCGCAACGATTGTAAGCATCGTTGGCGCGGTCGTTACAATGAAGATACCGATATCTGTCTTCGCGTTCTCAAAGATGGTGACTGCACGGTGCAGTTCAATGCGTTCTTGCAGGGTAAAGTTGCTACACAGACCATCAAGGGTGGTAACACCGCAGAGTTCTATCACAAAGAATTCTTGGAAGAGGGTGAAGAAGTAGAAGGCAAGCGTTACCACGAGAAGGGTACCATCAACAAGTCACAGATGTTGGCTGATATGCACCCAGATGTTGCTCGTGTTGTATGGCGTTATGGTCGCTGGCATCACTATGTTGACTATACGCCGTTCAAGAAGAATACATTGAAGCTAAAAGACGGCGTTGTTCTTCCCGAAGGCGTCAACAATTATGGTATGAAGCTGATTACTCTGCCGCCAGACACAAAATATTCAATGGCACTAGACGTAGACGAATTCGTTTAAGGCCAGGGGTCGCCAGATAGCTTCATAGAAGAAGCAACTTTCTCTGATTCATACTTAAAACGCATTTTCATTATATGAGAGCCGTTGACAGCAACACCAATTGACTCATTTCCCTCTTTTGTCAAGGTAATTGTTGTCGCGGCTATCAGTTTTGACAGTTTTGTATTGTTCAATGGGTCAGTTGTGTCGGCAGTATAGGGAGCTTTGCTCCCTTTTCCTGTTACTTTGATGTATGGAGGGTAAACTTCTTCTGCATCCATCCAATCACTGATAATATAGGCGCGCAAATTCTTAGTTTGCATCGATTTTAGCTTGACTAAGAGCGCATCACGCAACTTAGACATAATTTCTGAGCCTTTTTTCTCAGTTATCTTTTTTAAAGCGGGTCTCTGTCTAATATAAGACTTTCTTAACGTCTTGGACTCTGGTAGTTTGAGTTCTTTTACTACTTCGTCTTCTAATTTCTTGTTCGTGTCTGCCAAATCTAGTCCCAGCGACTTATCAACAGTGCCGATTCCCGGATTTTTGAAGCCAATATCGCCGCTGCCCTTTGTTGCTTTTGCGGATAGACCCAAAAACCCATTTGCTGGTCCAAAAGTGAATTTAACTAGAATATCAGTTGGGTTTTTCTTCTGATCGACTTCAACTCCGACTGCGGAAGTCATAGATCCCGGTCTAGCAGTCCAATATACACCCGACACCGTACCAGAATACTTCTTAGTCTTAGCCCATGCGATGAATTCTTTTGCCATCGCTTCGGCCTTACCCTTGGCATCATCAACTTCTTCTTTTGTTGCTTGTTTTGTGCGCTGATTAAACTGCACTTGGGCCACAGGGTCAAACCATTTGTTACCGTTGATAACATACCCGGTCCAGATTTCGTTAATGTCAGATAAAATTGTATTTGCTGTCACTAAATCTGTTCCTTTTTTACTTTTATTTATAAATAGAAGTGATATGTCATACGATACTATATTTAAACTTATTGGAGATGTAGGATTCCCCATCGCAGCGGCCTTGCTCGGTGGTGTCTTTGTGTATTTTGTCATCAACTACATTCTTGAGAGCGTTGTAAAGGCAATCAAGGGAATGCAGGGTATTATCATGGGGTTAGATAACCGAGTGAAGACCATGAACCATGATATTATTCGCGTTGATGCTGTTGTTAGTTCCGCTTTGGGTTTGAAACCAGACCTTGATAGAATTGCACGAGCCGACGGGAAGAATGACGCAAGGCGGGACTAATGGATCCGCAACTGATTGCAGACCTTGTGAAGCAGTATGGATTTCCCATTGTGGCATCAGTCGGTATGGGATATTTCGTGTGGTTCATTTATAAATTCGTAACAGATAAATTAATGCCGTTGATTGGCGAGACAAATGTAATTTTGATCGCGTTGATTGACCGAATTCGTATGTTAGATAACGATCTTATCAGATTAAATCAGAAGGTGAGTGTTGTATTGCAAATAAAAGAGGATCACAGTAATGATGTTAAAAATAAAAATTGAGATCCTTAAAGTATTTACGCTTGAGTTAGATTTTTCTTCAAATAAAACTATAAAGGAAGAGAAACATGCTAAAACGAGCGACGATGCTCCTGCTACTACTAAGTCTAAGTAGTCCTGCATACGCCGACCCCATTGTTCAACAGTTTAAATCACCTTCCTTTACTGGTTATGGGTGGTCTTCACATGTGCAATCAATCGATGCACAAGAGCGTTCTCGGGAACAAGCAATCAAAGATGCTGAGGCAGCAAAAGCGGCACTAGCGAGGGCGGAAGCATCAAACACTCCTCTTGCAAAGTTTATGGCGCTGTTTACATCTCAGGTTTATGCGCAACTTGCTACACAACTTTCTAACAATCTGTTCGCAGAAGGTGGGAATGCCAGCACCGGCACGTTCAATCTTGATGGCAACTCCGTGAGTTACGTCAAGACTGGAACAGAAGTCACCCTAACAGTTGTCGATAAGAATGGTAATACTACGGTTGTTACTGTTCCTATTGCCACGTTTGCGTTCTAAGGAGATGACGATGAAAAAGTTAATTCTCCTTCCACTTCTTCTTGCAACTTCTGGTTGTGTTGGTGCGCTTCATCCTACTGCTAACCAATCATATCTATTCAGAGACGATGCCGAAGTCAAGCGTTTTGCTAATCCAAAACTGTTCAAGAATCTACCAGAGTTAGATGGTCAACCAATTCCTATTGCACTGTATTCATTTACAGATAGAACTGGTCAACGTAAACCATCTTCTACTCTTGCAAGTTTCTCTACTGCGGTTACTCAGGGTGCAGATGCATATTTGATTAAGACATTACAAGATACCGGTGATGGTAAGTGGTTTGTTCCTGTTGAACGTGTTGGTATTGATTCGCTAATCAAAGAACGTCAACTTGTTCGTCAAATGCGTGAACAGATTTCAGGTGAAGGTGCTGAACCTCTGCCTCCATTGAAAGTTGCGGGTATCATCATTGAAGGTGGTATTATCGACTATAACTCAAACATTAAGACCGGTGGTACTGGTGCTCGCTTCCTTGGCGTCGGTCCATATCAGCAATATACACAAGACCAAGTTACAGTTAGTCTTCGTCTAGTTTCTGTCCAAACCGGCGAAGTTCTCAATTCGGTTACTGTAGAGAAAACAGTTCTCTCCACATCTGAGGGAGTTACTGCTTTTACATTCTTCGACATGGCAACAAAAGCATTTGAATTTGATGGGCAACAAACAAGTAATGAAGCAGGTAGTTATGCGATCCGTTCTGCCATAGAAACGGCCGTTGTTGAGTTGATCAAGGATGGTGAAAAGAAAAATCTATGGAGATTCAAACAAAAGGAAACGACAAATGAAACTAAGTAAGTTTTTATTCGTTGGCGCTGCTCTTTGTTATGGAACATCTGCGATTGCACAAACTGTGCTACCAACAGCACCAACTCCACCAGCAATCGTAACAACTTCGCCAAATGAAACAGAAGCCAATTCTGTTGCCACAACCAATAAGGTGTATATCGATCAGCAAGGAGATAACGTAGATGTTAACGTTGTTCAAACTGGGACTGCTAATGTCATCGGTTCTGCTATTGATCCTATTTACCTACGTGGTGACAACCAAAGCGTCATCGCAATACAAACAGGCAATGGAAACTCGCTCTATATGGGCGTCGTATCTGACACAGGTGCCCAAGGAATCGCCGATGTAACAATTCGTCAAATCGGTGACCTGAATACCGCAGATATCCGTTGCGGAGTATTACAATCAGATTCTTCGTGTAACCAACTTGACATGAATGCTAAGTTCACTGGCAATAATAATGCCTTTGTTTTCCGTGGTTCCGGCGCTAATATCCGCAACTCAATGGAGTTCAATGGTAACAATAACACAATCAATATGGATGCACTATCACCGAATGCATCACAGACAATCCTAGTAACAGGTAACTACAATGATTTTGATGTTACACAAACTGACCTCGGTGGGACATTCGGTCACTCTCTGTATGTAAATCTAACAGGTTCTCTAAACACCATAACAACGCAACAATATGGTGCATCGGAAACTGTGATCAACATCAACAGCGTGGGATCAAATGGTATCTTTAATATCAAAACTGGTCACTAATCTTCTACTGATTTTTCTGTTATCGACTCCAGCTTTTGCTGACATAGGGTCGATAACAGATTTCAGAGGTGGTGGTGCTATTAAGCGTGGTGCTAAAACAACTCTCGCTACCAAAGGCGCGAGAGTTCAAAAGATGGACACAGTGTCTACCAACTCTCAGGGTAGATTTAGGATTACATTCAATGACTCGACCACAGTTAATATTACAGAAAACTCTCGACTTCTTGTGGATGACTTTGTGTATGATGGGGGAGGGAAGACGAAGGGTAAACTTGGACTTCGGGTCGCGCTTGGAACTGTCAGATACACTTCAGGTAAAATCGCCCACAGTAATGGAAAAGGCGTAAACATTCGCACACCAACTGCTACTATCGCAGTTCGTGGCACAGACTTCGTTATGTCGGTTGATGAAGCAGGCCGTTCTACGGTCGTGCTGGTTCCCGAATGCTATAACGAATTAGATATTACAAAGCAAACTGCCGAATGTCCTAATGGAATGATTGATGTTATCACTGCGTCAGGTGTGGTCACACTAAACCAACCATTCCAAGCAACTGTTGTCGAAAACAACTTTGCACCACCTGCACCACCCGTGATTATCAATCCTCTATTGAAGACGCTAGATAACAACGTTCAAATTGTTCCTTTGGAAACAGATGATGGGCAAAGTCTCTTACAACTTGCTAGAGACAGTTTGAAGAAATTTACCAATCCGGCAAAAGCAGCATCGGACGACAATAAAGATCCTGATGCGGGCACAACCGATAACGTCGAACAAGTCGCCGCGGCGATGCGTCGACCAGCAACACCGCAAGAGCTACTAGAAGTTTTTGCTGAATATAATGAAGGTAATACGCCAGCAGAAACAGTCTATACTAATGTCTCCCCGATATTCAAGAAGAACGTTCAGGTAGGGTGGGTGTATACTCGCTTGTCAGAGGATAAACAGCAAGCAGTTACTATCTGGTTAGAAAAGGGAACTGAGGCGCAAGTAGTTTCAGTTCAAAACGGACTAGTTGATGCGTATAACTTCATGGACGATAAATGGACATCATCGGGAACAGGTAGACCACAAGGTAATATTACGGTGATGCAGGAAACCGGTGTAAGATGAAAAGACTAGCCGCTCTCTTTCTATTATTTTTTGCGATGCCAGTATTTGCACAAGTTACTAACTATGGTTTCGAAAATGGAAACTATACTGGTTGGACAGTAAGTAATGGTTCGACCACAGCAAGAACCTCGTGGGGTCCAGATGGTTCGGGTGTTCAAGTAACAACTGGTATGACTAACTATTGTCCGGGTGGTGGCAAGTGTTGGACTGTTACACCATATGGTTCATACATGGTATCTCTACAAGCAGGGGGTGGTTCTCCTGGATTTGATGGTGCTATGTCTACCTTGGGATTACAAAGTTCTACGATTACGTCAATCAAGAATACTATTTACTCCAACGGTAACATGTATCCTACAAACGCAACTTCTATTAGTAGAACGGTATTTCTTCAAGCGGGAGTGACATACACTTATGCTTGGCAGTATCTATCGACCGACTATGTTCCATATAATGATGGTTCGATGATCACAGTTACGGGTGGTCCAGGAACTGCCACCATCAACGGTCAAACACAAGACTTCGCGCTTCTGGGATTCACCAATCAAGGAACTGGTAACTATTCTGTAGGTTCTTACGGTGCTACTGGTTGGCAAGTCGCGGTGTTCACTGTACCTACAGATGGCAACTATCTACTAGGGTTTGCCTCGTTCAATCTAGGCGATACAGCATTGTCACCAATTCTATTCATCGACCAAATGCAAGGAACAACTTCACTCAACGGAACAACCTTTACACCAGTTGCTCCGAATGCTGGTTCTTCTGCACCGCCACCGCCTGCTCCTGAACCACCTGCACCCACTTATCCTCTTGCATCAATTAGTGCTAACCAAACACTAAAGATTAATCAAAAAAATTCTATTACTCAAAACTCTATCTACATCAATGCAACTGGCTCTAACAACTCAGTTTATATTGAACAGTTTTCTAAGCAGAACCAGATACGGGGTGTCAATGGCGCACAAGCTATGACAATCAATGGTAGTGGTAACAACATCACTATCAATCAAGGTACAGCTACCACGCCAATCGGTAAGAACTTGGCAGAAGTTTCTGTTACTGGTAACAACAACATTGTATCACTGACACAACAATATGCTGGTAAATATGCTGAGATTGTAACCAATGGTCTGGGCAATCAAATAACTGCCCAGCAAAAAGATGTCAATGAAAAATCGTTGTTTATCAATGCTTTAGGAAATACTAATGTTATCAGTGCGTTACAAGAAGGTGCTGGCAATCACTTCTTAGAAATAAATGCTCCATTCGGCGGAGTTACTGCATCTGTTACTCAACTAGGTTCGTCTGCAAAACAATTTCAACTTTTACTAAATAGTCCTGGAATTGGTGTAACGGTTACACAAAATAACTTGACTGCCGCCGACTCTGCGAAAATGGAAATAACATGCACGACTGGACCATGTAATGGATACTCTTACACAAAGAACTAAAAAAGTTTTACTCTCGCCTTGGTTGGCGCTACTTACTTTTAGTATTCTTCTTTGGGTAAAACTATCTGACCCATACATGGTAGAATCCACAAGATTGAAGTTTTATGATTATTTGATGCTCGGTTCGCCAACGCAATCCGAGCAAATTGTAACAGTCAATATTGGGGAGAAAGCAATTGAGAAATATGGCCAGTGGCCTTTCCCGCGGGAAGTCCATGCTAAAATTATTGGGGACATTTATGGCAGAGGGGCTGCTCTTGTTGGTGGCACTATACTTTATCCTGAGCCTGATCGGATGGGGACTGATAGAGTTCTTGCGAATTCCCTAAATCAGTATCCAGTTGTTCTGAGTCAGACTGTAAGCGACTCTTGTTCACGGGCAAGTGCGACAATTCGGAGGACAGGCGTTGCCGTAATCGGCGATGGAGAAGCAACTGAATTTCTTCCTCAATACCCGTGCGTTCTAAGTAATATTGCACCTCTGCAAGAAGCCGCTGCCGGTGTTGGGATAACGTCAACCCTACCCGAGAGTGATGGGGTTGTAAGGCGAGTTCCTCTTCTATCTCAAACATCAGGCGAATACTATCCCGCATTTGCTCTAGAGATGCTGCGTGTAGCTGCAGGAGACTCTTCGTATCAAGCCAAGATAAATCAGACTGGGGTCGAAGCATTACGAATTCCTTCTTTTGAAACTATTAAAACAGATGAATATGGTAGAGTGTTCGTCAATCCGAACTATCGATTCCAGTCAGTCGAAATTGGAGCGGGTCCTTTACCTGACCTGAATGGTAAAATTGTGATTGTTGGCGTAACTGCTGCTGGTATTGCGAACCCTGTAGCGACTCCATCAGGTGCGCAACATCCCCACGTCCTTCAGGCGAGTATTCTTGAAACTCTGATAAATGGAGATTCTGTTTCGATTCCGAACTGGTCAGTAATTGCGGATCTAGCGGCGTTTCTGGGTCTTGCTCTGGCATTGATTATTCTTTCTCGTTTTCGTTTCTCTATAATTTATATCGGCATACTACTAGCTGGTTATTTTTATCTGCCAGTATATCTGTTTACCACAAAAAATATTCTCTTCGATGTAACTTTTAATATTTTTTCTATTGCTTTAATCTACATTCATCTGTATACTGCTAAGTATATCTCAGAGTATCTACAGAAGCAACAGATTAAAAAGCAATTCGGCACTTATCTATCACCAGCCATGGTAGATAAACTCCAGAAGAATCCAGAATTGTTACAACTTGGTGGTGAGTCCAGAGAGTTGTCGATAATGTTTACCGACGTTCGAGGCTTCACGACTATCTCAGAACATTATGGTAAAGATGTTCAAGGTCTAACTAAGATTATGAACAGATACATGACGGCAATGACCGCCCGTATTATTGAAAATGAAGGTACACTTGACAAATATATTGGTGACGCACAGATGGCTTTCTGGAATGCGCCACTAGATGATAAGTATCATGCGTTGAATGCTGTCCGCACTGGTATGGCAATGTTGAAAGATTTAGAAAGATTTAATGATGAAGTTACTAGAGAAGGTATTCCTGCTTTTGGAATGGGCCTTGGTATCAATACTGACACAGTTGTCGTGGGTAACATGGGTTCTGATCAACGTTTTGATTACACCTGCCTTGGTGATGGCGTTAATCTCGCGGCACGTCTTGAAGGCCAGTCTAAACCTTATGGTGTTAAGATCGTTGTTGGACCAAAGACTGCGGAATACGTTTATAACGAATTCCAGGTAGTAGAGCTAGACCTGATTGCAGTTAAGGGTAAGACTGAACCCGTAAAAATTTACACTGTTCTCGAACAACGTGATACTGCCGGCGAATTACAACATGAGAAGTTTCTCACTTTATATCGCTCAGGCCATTGGGAAGCTGCCCAAAAATTTGCCAGCGACTTGAAGCAGTGCTGGCAAGGTAAATTATCAGATTATTACGACTCGATGATTAGCCGTATCGAAGAGTTTCAGGTGACACCTCCGAAAGATTGGGACGGAGTGTATCGGGCGACTTCGAAGTAACTTCTTGTTCGAATAGTTCCTTCTCCATCTGAAAAAAGTGTTCTTCTAGTTCTTCGTCGTTCATTAGAAACTCTTTCCTAGATTAAGTTGACAAAACTTTCGGAACATATCTTCGAAGTTGCCGGTCTTATAAACCCAGGCATCATAGAGACCCTGTAAAGAGTAACTATCGGAAGCAGACTTACTTACATAGTAGCCTCTTTCTTCGAGTTCTGCTACGAGTTCTTCATCGTCAAAGTCATCCATATAAACTTCGACTTCTGTAGTAATACTAACCATTATGCTACCTTCCTTTTATATGCCACACGGCCTTCAAGATACTCTTCAAAAGACGAATAGGTTGGAATACCATTCGCTCCGAGTTCAAAATTAATTTCTAAGAACGACTCAAGTTCATACTGCCAGCCGTTCCATGCAACACCTAACTCTTTGAGTAGGTTCTCTTCATTTCTAGATATTTCAAGAATCATCACACACCTCATTGCTTACATTATAGTTATAGACGATTCGCAGCCAAAAGTCAAGCGGTTTTTTTCTATTGACAAACTGGCCGTTATGTTGTATTGTGAAAGTCATAAGGAGATTGTTATGACTATGCATTTGTTAGGTCCAGCCTACACTACGACAAATACTAAAAAGCGTAAAACTGCAAACAAAGGCGTAACTGCCAAGTATGCACAAGACTGGGTTGATTACAATAAGCAGATGAAACGTATTGGTTGCAAGACTAAGACGTTCGACGAATATGTGCAATATCGTCAGGGCAATTATAAACCTAAGTTGCGTGGCACACCTCTCCCTGATTATCAGGTCAGTGACCATCGTCAAAAGTATCCCTCTGGTGATGGGCTTGGTGTTACTTTTGCCAAGAAGCCCAACGAATATACTGGTACTCTGATTAGGGGTATTGCCACCATGCATAAATCTAATGCAGTACCAGTTATCAATCAAGATCAGATGGAAGAGATTTCAAGGATGCGCCGTGGTTAATTTTGATGTTGTATTAAATTGGATGGAATACATCCGAAATAATCCAGAGAATGCATACAGATTCTCTGAGAACTTCTGGCCAAGTCAGATCGAAAGTAAGAAATGGTTGCTTGAACATGTAACTCCTATGGATCGTTCTATCGTAATTTTCGGTGGTTGGTATGGAGTTCTTGCGCAGTTTATTGCGCATAAGTTTCCTGATGCTAGAATTCTAACCACCGACTTAGATTCTAGCTGTAGACATGTATTCTCTGCTATCGATGAGTGCTATCACGATATTGTCTTTCGCCAACATGACATGAAAAACGGTATGCCGCTCAACGTGCATCCCGATCTGGTAATCAATACAAGTTCTGAACATGTTACCCAGGAAGTTTATGATGCTTGGTGGGACTCTATTCCCAACGCGACTAAATACATCGTCCAGGGAAATAATCTAGAAAATCCTGAGCATGTTCGTCTTGCTGATAATCTAGAAGAATTCTTAAAACTCAATAGGATTGAAGAACCAGAATACGCTGGTATGTTGAAGTGCGGACATTTTTACAGATATATGGCAGTGGGTTATAAAAAATGAGCGATGATTTTCCGATAGGAACAAACGAAGCGCGGATTGTGGAGCTAGAGAGAAAACGAGATATCATCAATCTAGTTAGTCCTAGTTTCTGTTCTGCAAAGTGGCTTCAAACAACTTTATATCTACAGAATGGATATAATCATTCATGCCACCATCCGTCGCCACATAAGATTCCTCTGGATGAAATACAAAAAACACCTCATGCACTTCACAACAGTAAATTCAAAAAAGAACAAAGAGCGAAAATGCTTAGAGGGGAAAGACCCTCTGAATGTGAATACTGTTGGAAAATTGAAGACTTAGATAAAAACTATTTCTCGGACCGTCACTATAAAACATCTGAATGGTGGTCGTGGGATAAAATAGAAGAGATATCTTCCATGGATCCGGAAACTGATATCTATCCTAGTTATCTAGAAGTATCATTTTCTAATGCATGTAACTTTGCTTGTGCGTATTGTTCACCCGAAATATCCAGTAAGTGGATGGATGATGTTAAACAGAATGGTCCATATCCAACTCAATTTGGAACAAGTAACCTCGAATGGTTGAAGCAAGTGGGTAGATTCCCATATAAGAACAGTGAACATAACCCATACTCAGAAGCATTTAAACAGTGGTTCCCAGAAGCGATGAAACATGTCAAGGTGTTTCGTATGACTGGTGGTGAACCTACTATGAGTAAAGATTTTTGGGAAACAATGGAACTGATTAAACAGAATCCTCCGGCGGACATTGAACTGGGTATCAATACGAACTTGGGCGTACCAGATCATTTGGTTGATAAGTTGATCGAAACAATAAACTCCCTAGAGGGTAAAGTCAAAGATATCCAAATTTATACTAGTGCAGAAAGCACTTTCGCACAAGCAGAATATGCTCGTGATGGCATCAACTATATGAAATGGTATGCAAACGTAGAACGTATTCTGCGCGAAACCAACTTCCGCGTTAATATTATGACTACCATTAATATTCTAAGTTTACCTTCTTTCTCGGAATTCGTCGAACATGTGATGGATCTACGAGTTCTGTTTAATAAGAACACCGAAGAAAACAGAATACCTTTAAGTGTAAATTATTTACGATACCCTCCATACTTACAGGCAACACTACTAGATACGGAAACTAGAATAGAGTATGCAGATAAGATTGAGAAATATTGCGAGGGTTGGTTGAAGTATCATTCTTCATCGCAATGGGCAAGACTTTACTTAGAAGAATGGGATCAAATTAAAAGATTCTGTGACTATTTGCGAACTACTCCAACCGCAGATAAATATCGTAGTGATTTTGTTAAATTTGTTAATGAATTTGATAAAAGAAGAAATAAAAACTTTAGTATTACATTTCCGATGTATGTAAATCTTCTTGAAGACTGGAAAGATAATGGCCTCGCACATGAATAAAGATGAATCTCTATCTGAATATCGGACAAGAGTATTAGATAGCAAATCTAAAAGTTTCTGTGGTGCAAAATGGTACAATGCTACTACGTGGCTAGGCAGCGGGACAACTGCTAGTTGCCATCACCCACCCGCGCACAAAATTCCTCTCGAGGAAGTCGCGGAAGATTATACTGCAATTCACAATACAAAACACAAAAAAGCAATGCGAAAGATGATGCAGGATGGCGAACGTCCTTTGGAGTGTGAGTATTGCTGGAAGATAGAAGATATCGGCAGAGATAATATCAGCGACCGTGTTTTTAAATCTGTAATTCATACTGAAAAGGATTTAGAAGATGCGTATACTAAGGACTGGAAAGACAGCGTATCTCTTAGAACATTTGAAATCGCATTTGATAGGACATGCAATCTAGCTTGTTCATACTGTAATGCGAGTTTCTCAACTTCGTGGGCGAGAGACATCAAGCAGAATGGTCCTTACCAAAACCTAGTATCAGATGGCGCTGGTGCATTTGAACAAGACGGTTCATGGACTGAACCATTCGGTAAGGATCAGACAAATCCATACATTGATGCTTTCTGGAAGTGGTGGGACAATGGTCTTGCCGATACTCTGAAAGAGTTGAGAATAACTGGCGGCGAACCTTTAATGAGTCCTGAAACATGGAGACTACTTGATTGGTTCGAGAAACAAGATAGTGAAATGGCTTTCGCTATTAATACCAACTTGATTGCTAAAGATGAGACGATTGATCGATTGATCGAGAAGAGTAAAAACATTAAAAGTTTCTCGGTATATACTAGTTGTGAATCTTCGGCAAAACACGCGGAGTATATTCGTGATGGATTTGACTATGAAGTTTGGAGAAAGAATCTAATTCGACTTCTTACTGAAGGTAATATCAAGGGTTTGAATGTTATGATGACTATCAACAGCCTGTGCTTATTCGACATAACCGAATTCTTGGATGACATTTATTCAATTAAGCAAATGACAAACTCCAAAACTCCAACAGTAAGTCTTAATCTATTGCGATTCCCGAGTTTCCAAAGTCCTCTTGCGCTTCCTGATCATATCAAAAATTATTGCAGGGAGAAGTTGAGCGCCTGGTATGAAAATGTAAAAGACCGACCACTGTGGCATGATTTTGAAAAAGCTAGTATTGAGCGTTTGATTGATTATCTTGATATTGTAGAAGCCCCACACAGAAGAACCAGTAATAAAATTACTCTTTGGAGAGATTTTAAAACATTCTACAGTCAATATGATCAACGCAGAAACAAAAATCTAGTAGAAACTTTTCCTGAAATTTTAAAGGACTGGTACGAAACTATTCCGTCCACAACACTCAAGGAAAAGACTTCATTGATTAGTGGTGATAGTACCAGACAGTATATCAATGATGAAGATTTGATGAGAATTGCACAAGAAGAGGGATGGATTTTAACTCCCGATTCTTCAAATATAGGCGAACCCCTGGGAAAATATGACTGATAGAAACTTCAAAGAAGAGCCAACGTTCTGTGTTGCACCTTGGTCACATTTACATGTGATTAATGATGGACGGGCTTATGCATGTTGTCAAACACCTCTGCACCCAGAATACTCATTCGGAAACGTGAA